TTAATAACCATCCGATCCCACGGCGTGGGGCATGGATGGGGCAAACTCACTCAATTTCTGGTTGAGGATGAGTACCTGGTCCTGGTTATTTTCAGCCATCCAGGATCCGTATACCCGGTAAACCATTTGCGCGTCGGTGTGGCCCATTTGCTTCGCGATGAAGTTCGGGTTAGCACCGGCAGCTAACGACCAGCATGCATACGTGTGTCGGGACTGGTATGCTCTGCGATAGCGAATCCCGGCGCGTCGCATTGCCGCTTCCCACGACTGGTTAATGGACCCCACTGCGTAATGATGCCCGGCACGGCCATTACGTGATGCGATCTGCGGGTTGAACACGAACGTGCACGGATGCACATCGGTACGGCCATACTCTCGCAGCTTCACCTCAACCTGATACTGCTTACCCAGGCGTGTTAATTCAGCCTGACCCTTCAGCACGTCGATCGCCGGCTGAATGAGGTTGATGATGCGGTCCGTCCCGGCCTCCGTTTTCGGAAGGGTGAACTCCTTCGTTAACGTATGGTTCCGGCGGATCATCATCGTACCCGCTTTCAGGTCGATATCTTCCCAGGCCAGCGACACGAGTTCGCCGTGGCGCACTCCGGTGTACACGGCCAGCGACCACATGTTTTTCAGCTGCTGGTGAGCGCAGGCGTTAATCATCCTGACAAACTCCTCACGCGTCAGCGGGTCAGGTTCGCAGCGCGACCGCTTAAGCATGGCGATTCCGGTGAACGGGTTCACCCTGACATACCCACTGTCAGCAGCAAACTTAAACATCCCGCCCATTATCTTCATGTAGTTGTTGACCGTTCTGACCGAGCGGCCTTTAACCGGCGTTTTCTGCCCAGCTTTCAGGGTATGATAACCGGTCAGCAATTCCTTTCTGATAAACAGCAGATCTTCCTGCGTTACCGCAGATACAAGCCTGTCCCCGCCAATCCTGGGCACCATGTTGCGCGCTATAGACGCATAGCGTGACATTGCGTTGGTGCTGATCTCCATGCGTTTCAGTTCCAGCCACTTATTCGCCAGCTCCAGCACGGTGATTTCCTTACTCTCCACCCCAAACCTTTTCAGGTTCGGCGAGTCCGGGAACTGTGCGGCATAGTTGAAGTTGCCGGTCTTTATCGAAAAGCACACCGACGCGCGCAGCTCGCCAGCGACCTTCCTGTTTTTTGGTGTATCCGGCACGCCGAGGCTTTCACGCACCCGGCTACCTTTATAGAGGAACCATATGCGGAGTGTTCCGCCGTGGTTCTCCACGCCTGTTGGGTATGCTGACTTAGCCATTATTCCCTCCTGACGTCCAAGAGCCCGCTAAGCATAAACGGATCTTCATTGGCGCGCACCCGGCTGTTTCTTTGACATGCTCTCAACCCACTGGTCGACAGCCTTTCGGTTGTACATGCATTCGCTGTTTTTCTTCGGCACGCCGTCCGGGGAAACATGCAGATATTCCCGACCGACCATCCAGCATTTTTTGCGGGCCCGCTGAATAGTGCCCGGGCGAAGGCCGGTAATCTCGACGAGCTTTTCTTCGGTTACCCAGTCGTTGGGCACGATTAAGTTCATTTCGCTCATGGGTGCCTCCAGGCAAAAAGAAGCCCCGCAGATGCGAGGCTTGTTATTGATTCATATTGCTAATCGTCTACATGACTTGCGCATAAAGGACAAAGGTCATTTCCTCCATGTTCTTCATAGGCGCTTTTTATGGCATCAGTCATTTCGCTGGCGCTTTCAAATGGCGATTTACCGTTGCTATTTTTATATGCCGTCATGGCATATTTGTACGCCTCAGATAATTCAATGCCCTCATCGATATACACACCTTCATGATGTGTACAAGGTGTTAAAGCACCCGATCTTCCAAGCATTTCAAGCGCCCATTCTTCTTGCCTCATATAAAGATCGTCAATACTCATAATGCCTCCGCTTAGTAGTTCGTCGCACATTCAATGTACCACTACGAAACGTTAAGGAAAGGGTTCGTATGTAAATATCTCATAAGTATCAATAAGTTATTATCAAGCTAATATTTAAAGTGGCATAGAGTCTATCTAACGTCCATTTTGCCTGCGCTTAAGTTCGATTAGAGACTGGCAATCCGCGCACGTCTGGCAGCCGGGAACGGCAGCGCGCCGCTGCGCCGGGATGCCTTCTCCGCACTCTTCGCAATGCTCAGCTGATACGGCACTGCGGTTGAGGCGGTGAGCGGAAAGGGCAGCGTTACGCTGAAGCTCTTCAATCTCTGCTGCGGTATCGATGATGTCGGCCATGATCAATGCTCCCGGAACTGTCGGTTAATACGGTTGAAGGTGAACGCCAGCAATAAAAAAGGAGCCTTAAGCTCCTGGGTGATTAGTGCCTTCATGCTGCACCGCCTTCATTCTTCTCGGCTTCGACTGCCATCTGCTCAAGCCGTCGCGATAACTCTGCGGCCAGCGTCTGGAATTCTTCCTCGGTCGCCACCGGTATCGGCACAAAACGAATCCCGATGTGCGCAAGGTGGTTGGCTATTTCGAGGCTTTTTCTCAAATCAACTGGTGAGGCTCTGTTCATGCGGCATTCTCCCCGGGTAATGGTTTAAGACCGTCATTCAGCGTGCGCTCAAGGTTGGACATTATTCCTCGCAGCCTCTTTATCTCTTCATCCGCGCTGAGTCGGCGTGTTGCTTCCCATAGCGTCCTTGTAAGAACATACATAGGGACATTCGGGTCGAGGCCAAGCGCTTTCGCCAAATCTTGCTGAGCGTCAGTTAACCTTTCCTCAGATTCCTCCCGGCGCTTACGTCGGCGTTGCAACTCCTCTTCACTTTCCTGACGCAGGGTCTTCAGCCTTTCATCGTTATCCCTAATGTGCTGCTCAAGGCGCTCCTTCGACCGATGTGCTCGACGAACAAGATCGGCGATTTCGTTGCCATGTCGCTTCATTAGTTTTTGGTCGCTGAGGTAGGTGTTGATTACGCGGCTTTTTATTTGAGTTCTCTCTGCCTGCCGGGTCATGCCATCCATAAGCAGCTTCATCCAGGCATCGCGAGGAAGGGTATCAATCTGGCGCATTGTCGGCCCCTTGAGGGTATGCCATCCAGTTTCCTTCCGGATCATCAAGCCGCAACCATCTGGGATGTCGCTTTTCTTGAGCATGCCTTCAGGAACTGCAAAAACAACGCCGCCTGCGTAGTTGAAGTATTTGGTGTATTTGCCTGCTGTAACGTCAGCCCGGAAATCACTTACGCTGACTTTGACCTCATAAACGACAGGGCAGAACTTGCTGTAGCTGTGAGCAATAGAGTAGACATCAGGTCGGCACGTACCGGCGGGCCCGAGTTGCATGTCTTCCCAGCAGATGCGCGCTGTGTTCTGGCGCAAATGCTCTGCAAGGTCATGAGCAAGCTCGTTATGACCCCATTTCTTTTCGATCATTGGGTTGCTCCTTTGAAAGCAAGAAGGGTTCCCATCGCCTTGTCGACCAGCTTTGTGTTGTGGTACTTGGAGATCGACCAGGTGATGGCAAAGAGTATCCAGCGGAAGTGGCTGGTGTAGGTCTTGAATGTCAATCCGTCGCAGACATCCCACGAACTCCAACTTTCGGGCCAGTCAGCGTTATAAACTGCCTGGTATGCTTCCCAATCATTGCTAAACCCACCGCGGCATAATTCACGGACTACCTCACGAACTTTGGCTTTATCACTGTCTGGAGTATCGTCTTCATCATCCCAGTCTTCGTCTTCCTGCTGGTCTTCTGGAGCATCTTCCAGATATTCGCTCATTGATTCCTTCAGGCTCCGGCAAAAAACATCATGATCGTACTCTTTCGCCAATAGCTCACACGCTGAATAGCCAGCGCCAGCCTCCAGCTTTTCGGACCAGTAACCAGTGTTAATCCCGTCTTGCCACGGACCGAAAAAGTCGAACATGTCCGCGATGCGAGAAAATGTCCAAGTGCCCATGTCGCCGGTAACAGTCAAATATCCCGGCCAGGTGACAATGTCGAAGTAATAACAGGACGTGCCGGGCTGCTTCATGCGCAGGTGGCGGTAGAGACCGTCATCACGGATTATTTCAAGTCGGTGAAAGGCGGTATCAAGCAGAAATCGGGTTGATGTATCGATCTGTCGGCGAATCATTGTTCGGCTCCAAACCGCCCGTTAAGGCGGCCAGTTTTGACGACGAACTCCAGGAGGCTAACTCCCAGAGCTTCAATTTTCTTGTGATGCTTGTTGATGATGGGAGGCACCGTTTCGTTCCAGTTAGGCTTTGGCTTCTTGCGCATGGCCTGCTGGATTTCCTCGGTGCAGCGGCGGCAGGCGGCGCGGATGGCGTTTTCATTTGCTGGTGTCATGCGGCCTCCCTGCGGGCGAGAAGTTTCGCCCCGAAAGCCATCAACTCGTCCCGGTCCACAGTTGCGAAGTGGCAGTGTGTACGCGGATACGGTCGCCAGATGATGAGCATCGACCCTTTGTTGTTGCCGCTTACTGGCTTACCGGTGACCGGGTTGATAAATGCCAGCCGTCCGGCAGTGATGAAGCGAACCTCGCTGGCGGTCTGGATAGCCTCCTTAAACCAGCCAACCGAAGTGTCAGCGGGTACAAGCATAACCGTGCCGATCTGGTTGGCGCTCTCGGCTGCAGCCTTCTTCACGAAAGGGGTGATGTCGCTGTATGGCGGGTTCAGCCAGACGTAGCCGGGAATACTCAGGTAATCAGCCCAGGGCGTTTCCAGCGTGTTCTGCTCGGCTGTAATGAACTTGCGGCACAGCGCGTTATGCGGCGCTGCGGCGGCATCCAGTTGGAAGCAAAACTCAGCATCAAGTGCAGCGAACAAAGCTGGTGGAGTGCGCCAGAGGTCCCGCTGGTCGAGAGGGGTTTTACTTCCACCATAATCACCGTTCAGCTTCTCGGCAGGAAGTGCTGCTGCAATGCGCTCACCAATCCAACGCATTACCGGTACCGCCATGCTGTTGCCGATTGCTTTGTAGCGTGGCCCATCGGCAGCCAGTCGGTAAGCTTCCTCTGCCGTCATGTTCTGGAAGTGATGGCGGAGATATGTGAATTCATCAGCGGTGATCTTCTTACGCTTCACTGTCGGGATCAGGGTGTGGTTATCTGGGAAGCCCTGCAGGCGTTCGCACTCGACAGGAGTCAGGCGGCGAACTGCCATATTTTGCATGATTGCAGGAGCCTGATTGCTCCCGCTATTTGCGCTGGTAAGTGTCGGTGATTGCTCTTCTGCGTAGCCGATGCCACCTGCTTTTGCACCCTGACCTGCCTTGAATGCATAGGCTGCTATCGGCGCTTCGTGGTTGCAGGTGAGCGTAGGTGCGGAGTCATCGGTTTTGATTTCAGCGCCACCCTGACCGTGAGCCATAGCGATAATCGGTGTTCCGCGACCAGTGCCGTTCTCGCTGCCGTCGAAACCTTCGGCTTTCAATGTGTGAGTAATGTCGCCGTTTACTGTCTGGGCGATAATTCCACTGCCTCTCTGGCTGAATAGCTCCTGATTGCTTTGGCCTATTCCTCCAATGTTGTGTGATTGGTTGAGCGTTGGGTGTGGGTTTGCTGGGTCATCCCAGTGGCTACCGACTTTAACGCCGTTTCCAACAGCTTTGGCAGCTGCCTTCCCCGCACTTCTGCTCGGCGCAATATCCCGACGCACGCCGCCGAGCTCAAAAAGTATTTTGCAGGGATCGATATCGGTTCGAGAGCTTGCGACAACAAACACACGTCTGCGTCGTTGGGCCACTCCGAAAAATTGAGCGTCAAGGACGCGCCAGGCGATAACCCTTTCTGGTCCAGACACACAACCTGCGTGCGTCCATTTTCCCCCTGCTGACTGCAGCTCACTGCTTTCTCCGGCAAGTCCTGCCAGAAAGCACCCGAAGGCATTGTCTTTGCTGCTGAGTACGCCGGGGACGTTTTCCCAGACGATGATTGCTTCTGGCTCACCGCGTTCGCGGCGCTTTGCGTCGATTGCATTGGCTAATTCCACGTAAGAGAGGGTTAATTGCCCGCGTTCATCAGACAGGCCTTCACGCAAGCCGGCGATGCTGAATGCCTGGCAAGGCGTGCCGCCGACCAGAATATCAGGCGCCTCGATATCACCAGCGCGCACCGCGTCCGCGATTTTGGTCATGTCGCCGAGGTTTGTTACTTCCGGCCAGTGATTGGCGAGGACAGCAGAGGGGAAGGGTTCGATTTCAGAGAACCAGGCAGGTTTCCAGCTGAGAGGTTCCCACGCTTTACTGGCAGCTTCGATGCCGCTGCACACGCTTCCGTATTTCATGCCGCCTCCTGCCTTTCCCGATATTCCTCAGCGAGCCGCTGAGCCTTTAATGGATTGCTGACCACTTCACCCCATGGCATTAGCCAGCCGTTACCAATGAAGGGAAGGCAGAGAGTGCCAACCCTGATGTCGTCGTGAGCGTGAGTCATTAGTCACTCCTTGAAGCGCCGCCGAGGCCTTTGCGGTTGTCGTTTAGGTATGGGTCAGCTGGCGTGTAGTTGGATGGGGCAGGGGGTGAATCGTCGTTGGCTCTTTCTTGCTGGATGATTTGGTAAAGCTCTTTGCGATCGGCTCGCTCGGAGGGTGAAAGCTTCCGGTCAGGGATTGGCCGGAGAAGATATTTTCGATACTCGGGGGTAAATTTGTTCATTGGTTTTTCCTGACCGGGAGATGCTTCAAAAGGGTATATCGTCGTCGAAGTCCATTGGCGGTTCGTTAGATTGGGCGGGTGCCGACTGCTGCTGTGCGCGAGGCCGTGCGCCGCCGCTGAACTGATTTCCGCCCTGTGCCGGGATGCCACCTGCCGATGCCGCTCCACCGCCCTGACGGCCACCCAGCATCTGCATTGTGCCGCCGACGTTTACTACCACCTCGGTGGTGTACTTCTCGACGCCAGCCTGATCTGTCCATTTGCGGGTTCGCAACTGACCCTCGATATAAACCTGAGAGCCTTTACGCAGGTATTCACCGGCCACCTCTGCCAGCTTTCCGAAGAGAACTACGCGGTGCCATTCCGTTTGCTCTTTCTGCTCGCCAGTGGCCTTATCTCGCCATGACTCTGAGGTGGCCAGCGTCACGCTGCACACTGCGCCGCCGGATGGGAGGTAACGGACCTCGGGGTCTTGACCGAGGGTACCGACGAGGATCACTTTGTTTATGCCTTTGCTAGCCATTTACGCCGCCTGTTTAAGTTCTTTAAGTCGAATGCCAGTAACGTCTTTGCATTTGGCCTGGTGCTCAGCAAATCCGCTCAGTAATTTCCATGTATCTTCATAACGATGCTTTAGCTGATCGCCATCATTTTCCGAACTGGCGTATGCAGTGAATTCGGCGAGGATTTTGTCCGCATCCACTGACTGAGGTGCCTGGTCTTCCTGCTGTTGACCATCATGAGGTTGCTGGTTCTTCTCAATCGGTGCTCCTGATGGCAATGCCCATCCGGGGAGCGCTGGTGCTTTCCAGTAGAACGCGCCAACTTCTTTTGATTTTGCGTAGTGGAAACCGGGCGCACGTGTTGCTGAAACCACTGCGAACCCTTCTTCTAGGTTGTAGAGGTATCGACCGATACCCCATTGCACGGCTGCACGTTTCATGGCACCAGAGCGGCCACCTTTCACAGCTTCAACCTGTGTGTTTTCTGCCGCATCCCACTTGGTGATCCACTCGCCTTCGACTTTTATGGAAATACCGCATTCAACGCCGCCATTGTTCGGAATATCTCGGTACTCGTTACGCCAGCCAGCCTTGCCGCATACTTCATCAAGCCGCTTCATGATTGCGCGGTTGGTTACGTAGGCCAGCACCTTAGCCCAGATGCCGTTATTGTTTTTTCCCGCCTGCTGAATGCGCCACTCAATATCCTCGCTGGCAAATGGCGCATCTAATTCATCAAGGTTCATGTGTAATTCCCCGCAAATTCATCCCAGCTAATGACCGGGTTCTGCCGCTCGGCGGCCAGGTTAACTGGCTCGTCATCACCCTCCGGCTTTTCTGGCAGCACGTCGCGCATAAGGCGCAGGAATGACTCTTCATCCCACCGTTCTGCCGCCGTCATGCTGCACGCTCCTGATGAGTGATGACGTATCCCTGTTCAGCCAGCCACTCGATGACTTCTGCGCCGTCGAGCTGGGGTAGTACGTCACGGGTTTTAACGGTGCCGGCCAGAACAACGCCTTCCATCTCAACTTTGATGGTGTTGTGGGGGCCGACGGATGTGCGCATGTCCACGCACTCGCATGTGATATTCATGATTCACCTCAGTAATGAATTTTCGCGCAGGGGATCAGGTCATCTTTCAGGGCGGTGAGCACTTCGATAGCCTGTTCGCGGGTTAAGCTGGTGTGGCTGGTTAGCGCGTTAACGATGTTGGTGCCGACCGTCTTGCGGTGCTTCACGTCAGCTTCACGTTTTGCCTGTTCGTCGGCTTTGCGCTTCTCTTCGGCCAGACGCGCCGCTTCCTTCTGCTCAGTCTCGCGCTTGATACGATCAGCTTCTTCCTGTGCTTTACGCTTCTCTGCTGCGATGGCTTCTTCCTTTTCGCGCTCAGCATGTTCAGCGTCTTCTTTGCGCTTACGTTCAGCGGCATCAGCGCGAGCCTTCTCATCAGCTTCACGACGAGCTGCAGCTTCCAGATCTGCTTTATGTTTCTCTTCGGCTTCGCGTTTGGCCTTGTCTGCAGCTTCTTGCTTCAATCGCTCTTCGTGCTCACGCTGAGCCTGTTCCGCCAGGCGGCGCTGCTCTTCGCGGTCACGGTCGAAAGCGTCATTCATCAGCAGAGCCATTTCGTGGTCTGCTTCTATCCGCGCGGCAAGCTGGCGGTCGAACTCTTCGTTCATCACCAGCGCTTCGGCGTGCATCGCGTTCATGGCTTCTTCTGCCTTGATGCGCTCCTGCTCGGCTTCCCATTCGGTGAGTGGTTTACGCACTTCATCTTTCAGCGCGTCCAGCCGCTCACGCACAATGCGGCGGCTTTCGTCGATCTGCTTCGGTAGGGCTTTAAGCTCGGCAACCAGATCTTTACCGGCGTTGTCGATGTAGGTTTTGGAACGGGCAACCTTGTGCGCCATGGATGCGATAGAGTCGCGGCCTTTACGGGTCGACACATCCGGTACCAGGCTGCGAGCTTCTTTCTCAATCGCCTCAATAATCGGGTCGAGCTGCTCTATGGTGGTGAATACCGCCATTGCGTTCTGTTTCTCAATGACGACTAAGTCCGTTACTTCGCTCATGGTTTCTCCTGAAATTTGGATGTGCAGATGCCGCCCGCATTAAGCCAGGCCGATCGGTTGATTCGGGTGGTTAGTGCTGGATAGGGTTGCCGTGACCGTCCAGAAGGACGTCAATCACGCAGTCACTGAGGCGGATAATTTCTGCATCGGTGTGCAGATACACCCATTTGCGCTCCTGAATGACTGCTGAGACGCGATAGGTGCGGCCTTCATGCATTGCCATCATGCCGGGCGTGACGCACTGGCGAATGAGCGGGGTAGTGCCGTAGTGGTGCATCATTTTTTACCCTCCACCTGAGCCAGTAAGCCAGCAACGTGCATCTGCCAGCGGTTCAGCGTGACCTGTTCGCGCGGATTGGTGACTGACGTTAACCGCCACTCGTTATTGTTCAGGGCGCAGCGCTTTACGGTGTACTGCTTGCCGTTGTGGGTGACTGTCATGATGCCTCCCGGGCGCGGAGCATGGCGTCAGCCATCTCGTAAGAGATTTCAGCTACTGATTGAGCAAAAATATCCATTCGTCCCTGCGGGTTCTCGGGCTTTGAAGTTAACAATGCAGACTGCATAGCCTTAGCCGCGAAGTAGTCACGTATGCTTATTCCACGACCACCAAAATCTTCGCTATCCCATGAGTTAATTTCAGGAGTGCACACGCCTGATTGTGGAAACGCTGGACCACCAGTTTTGTTGCTCATAAATCCTCTTGGCCTTATCGCGGCGAACGGAACGGTTAATACAAGACTTCTGCGCTAATGGGCGGTGGATGGCCGCCGGTTGTCATAACTAAGCCGCCTCGGTGAAGCGACTGAGGTATGAAAAAAGCCGCTGATTAGGCGGCTTTGATGGTGATGTCATCTGAATCGAGTATTCCTGAAACGTCTACGTGGGTTATTTTTATGCCCTCGCTGCCGTCCATTGGCGGCCAACCCTCAACCCCTTGACTATTTGACCAGTCGAATTCACTCACCACGCCGTAAGTGTTGTAGTTTTGACTCAGTGCAATGAGCAGAGCCTCTTTCGCCAGCATGACCAGCACCGCATTCAAAACTGATCCCTGGCGCTCAAGCCGGTAATCGGCGTTCGACCAGAAATTGTTAATCTCATGCAGCTTTTCATCGGTAATTACGTCGTGGTCTATTTCAACCGTTAGCTCAGCCTTCCAGTCATAATCGACGGTGTATGTTTTAACATTCCCCATACTCTTGCCCTCTGTAGTTACCAACTGATGCGCGCAAAAAAGGCCGCCTAAGCGTGCTATTCGACATCTTTCACCAATTTGAAAATGCTTTGACCGTTAATGCAGTCTTCCATGCCAGATCGACTTCCATTTAAGTGCCTCATCATTGAGCTACCATCTTTCCATGCGTAAGTGACCTCAAGAAGGGTGCCATCGAGTGGGCATTCGTAAACCTGACCAATCTTTTTCATCGGATATGCACTTTTCATCGCCTTACCCTCTGTCGTTATCCGCTGATGCGGGAGAAATGTTTTGGTGCTGGCTCTCCACTTTCAAGTAGCAGAGAAGGCCGTCGTCGCCTTGGTGAGCCATTACCTCACCAACTAGCTGATAACCGTCTGCCAGCCCAAAGCACTTCGCCACACTCTCGCAGTGGCCAGCGCCGGTCGCCCGGTCACCTTTTAAGCTGCTTACGCGTTAACCGGGCGCTAACCGGTAACTCAGTGATGCTTAACGCCTCCTTTCCCTCACTACGCCGCCGTGGGAACCCGACCGTATTAACGCCGTCGTCACGCTGCCTGATAAGGCATCAAGGTGCGGTCTTTCCGCTTTAATGCTTCATTGGAATCACTCCTCTAAGTTGAATCAGCGCCCCATCATCGGAGCGTTTCAAATTGAGTGACTTATCAGCTCATCGCAGCGTGGTCCTCTACACCTACCGTACGCATACGGACTCAGTGCTTACCTCGATCCCATCGGGTGCCATTTCTTTTTGCCAGGAGCGCTACGGCTTGCCTGTCACTCAGTCTGATTTGTTAAAGAAGCAGGCGACTTGCTGTCCGCCGCTGGCTAAGTTCGCTCAGCTGTCGATGTTTCGTTTCGATGAGCTAACAATAGCTAAAGCGATTATTTCAGTCAATCGCCAAAACGATATTTATCATCGATAAAGTGATAATTTATTGAATGTTAAAGCGATATTTTTTTTAAGCGAAGTAGAAAAAAGTGATGTTTAAGGCGGTTTGATGGGAGAGAATTGAAGGTAGTTGAGGGGGGGTATAAAAAAACCGGCTTTCGCCGGCTGTGTAATCAGTTGCAGTTAACTTTCCTGCCTACGAAGATCAAGTCTCCGTACTCGTCATTGGTATTTTTAAATCTAAGAACCTGTCCATTACGGATAAAAGCCCAATAGCGTTGCTTACCTGTGTATCCGCCATAAGAATTTTTTGCGTTCACAAAAACACACGTCGAGTAACCATAAACAAAGTTCCTGTTCTCAACCATAACCTCTTTGCGGAGTGGAGAGAAGTCGCTGAATTTCGCGGAGTCAGGATCCTTTAAGGCATCCTTGATTGTTGCCTTAACCAGCTCTTTATAGTTCTTAGGCTTTTCACCGACATCGGCTGTTTCAAGGTTGATATTCCTTACCTTCTCGGCAAATTCTGCATCATGTTTTTTAGCCTCAGCCATCTTCTGATCGTAATCAGAAGCAATGCGGGCATAAGGTGGTTGCGCACACGCGCTGAGCAATGCAGAGGCGATAACGACAGCTGCTAATCTTTTCATCTTCCCATCCCAGAGTAATTACTGTGTAAAATTTGTTATGCGAATCTTTTATAATCGACTGACTGTCTAAGCAGTACTTTAGCCATGACGTAGAACGCGTCCTCATCTTCAGGCTCGACGTACCATTTTTCGTAAATCGGGTTATCGGATATTACTGCCAGGCGGTCGCGCTGCATCTGCAGGCGCTTAACATGCAGTGTCTTCCCAAATACAAAGACGTATACCCCATCCCCATCAAAGTGAGTAACACCGGTATCAACGAAGATCTGATCACCAGGTGAAATAGTGCCGTCCATGCTATCGCCATTAACTGTGATCACTTTGACGTGCGCAGCTGGGCGGTTGCCGAACAAGGCTCGCGCCTGCTCAGTCGTGTATTCAATGGCTCGGATAGTTTCAATGAAATCGCTGGTGACAATGCTGCCCGGACCAGCGCTGGCTTTAACGTCGAGTACATCCACGCGGTAAATCCCATTCAGTGACGGCTTAACCTGGTATAGCGCAGACGTTTCTCTTGCGCTACTGGAAGCCATTTCCCCTTCACCAGTAGACAGCCACTCCGGCCGCACACCCAGAACAGAGGCAATTTCAACTGTTTTACGGGAGCCGTTTGCTTCCTTGAGTAGCTTATTAACGCTGGACTGAGCCATGCCGACATCTTTGGCTAATCGGCCCTGTGTATATCCAGCATGTTTCATTGCCTGCGCCAGGCGCTCCGAGAATCCCATATTCACCTCTGTTAATGACTCCTTTAACTCTATCGCTCAAGCGATTATTTAGCAAAAAATCGCCTATGCGATTGACATTCGCTAAAGTGATAACCATAATCGCTTTAAACTGATAGCTGAGGTGATTATGAAGACCCCAACAGTAGAGAAGAACTCCGCAGTAGAGAAAGCGATCGCCATCGCTGGCAGCCAGAAAGAACTGGCAAAACGTTGCGGTAAAGCCCAGTCCACTATCTGCGACTGGCTTAACGGAAAGAAACGCATCTCCCCGGTTCACGTTCCTGAACTGGTGAAAGCAGTTGGCGGTGAAATCCAGGCTCACGAATTCCGTCCGGACCTGCCGTCCATCTTTCCACACCCTGACAACCATGTCGCTTAACGGCGGCCCTAACAACGAAAGGGAAAGCAATGCATTCACTTGCGTATCAACACAATACCGGAATACACCCGGGAGCGATGATAAACCGCGCTCAACCTAAGGCGGCGCCAGACCACGAAAAAATCCGCGATGCGGTCCGGGCATGGTCGTCGGCGCTGGACAATCAAGACGTCGTTTCGGCGCTGATCATCAACGAATACCGGGAGCAGGGCGGGACCGCCATCAGCTTTCCGGAAGACATCAGCCGGGCGCGCCAGAAGCTGTTCCGCTTTCTGGATAACCGTTTCGACTCTGAGCAGTACCGCGAGAACGTGCGCCAGCTGACGCCCGCAATCATGGCGGTACTTCCACTGGAATTTCGCAACCGCCTGGCGCCGCAGAACGACACGATGTCGCTGATCGCCTCTGCGATGAAAGAGTGCGCCGAAGCTAAACAGGCCGTGCTGCTGGACGCTCCAGAGCATCAGAAGCTGAAAGAGGTAAGCGAGGGTATAGCGTCGCTGTTCCGCCTCATGCCGGAGCAGGTAGGACCGCTGATGACGATGGTCACGTCGATGCTCGGCGTCATGTAACCGGAGAACACCATGAACCACATCGAATTTATCGAGAAGCATGTGCGCGATGAACTGATTAAACAGGGATTCACCGTAGCAGTGGCTCAGGGGGGGGGCATTTCAGGCAGTAGACATGTACAAGCGTATGTCACAGGCCAGTCGCAAGGGGAGGATTTTCGATGATGTGTTACGACACGCGAAGCTTTGGGCGGAGAAGCAGCAGGTTCCGTCAGACAAGTTCGAAAAGAAGCGCGTTAAGCGTGAGCAGCAGCAGCCTGGTCTGCTCTGAAAAGGCGAAAGCCGCGCTGTTGGTAGCAGCAACGGCTTTCAAGACACTGTGTTACGCCAAGTAACGGGAGTAAGTATGCCAGCAATAAACGAAAAGGCAAATCAGCACGCAACTCATAAATGCTCTTTCTGCGACAGAAGCAATATTGATAGCGACGTGAAAACCATAGTTGCCGGTCCAGGCGTTGCTATCTGCGATAACTGCATTCTGCTTTGTGTCGAAATTATCTTCAAGAAAGGCGGGGAGGCTGCAGATGAACTTAGCAATTAACAATATCTCACCAATCAGGCCTGATTTGCAGGTCGTGGAGCCGCGCGTGGCAGATCTTGATGATGGCTATACGCGTATTGCCAATGAACTTCTGGAGGCTGTCATGCTGGCTGGATTGTCTCAGCATCAGTTGCTGGTCTTCATGGCTGTAATGCGTAAAACATACGGTTTCAACAAAAAAGCTGACTGGGTTAGTAACGATCAGTTATCTGCCCTTACCGGCATTCTTCCTCACAAATGCTCTGCTGCTAAAAGCTCGTTAGTGAAGCGTGGAGTATTTACCCAAATCGGGAGATCTGTCGGCATTAACAAAACGGTTAGTGAATGGGTGAAATTACCCAAAACCGGTAATGAAAACAAACGTTACCTGAAAGAGGTAAATTTACCTGAATCAGGTAAGGAATGTTTACCCGAATCAGGTAACGACACTTACCCAAATAAGGTAAACACAAAAGACAAACATACAAAAGACAATAAAGACAATATTAATAAACCCCCTAAATCCCCCAAACCGGCTTCGTTCGATCCGGCTGGTGTTGACCTTCCTGAATGGCTGTCAGTTTCAGTCTGGAAGTCATGGGTCGATTATCGTCGTGACCTGAAGAAACCGATCAAGTCTCAGCAGACGGTTACCCAGGCCATCAACCTGCTTGAACGTTGCAAGTGCAGCGGATATCAGCCTGAAGAAATCATCAACCAGAGCATCGCAAACGGCTGGCAGGGCTTGTTTGAGCCGAAGGGTTCTAAACAGCCTGTGCGCACTGCGTCTCGCGTATCTGAGAACTTTGCTGGCAAAGACTACGGCCAGACTGAAATTCCTGCATGGGCGAGGGACTGATCATGACGCTGGATGAAAAAATCAATCAACTTGAGAAACGCATTACTGAGCTGAGCCAGCCGCCAGTTCAGCATGAAGATATCGAGCTAACTATCAGCACCGAGAACTGCGAAACGCATGGCCCCTTTGAATGCAGGACAAGGCATTTCTTAAACTCTGTCGTGAAGATCCCCCCGCGACCAAGCTGCTGCCCTGAATGCCTCAAAGAGGAGTTAGGCCGCTTGCAGGCGGAAAGAATTAGCATCAACGAAGCAGCCCGAAAAAGAAACATCGAGCGACTGCTGGATGGCCTGAGCATCCCGGCGAGGTTCGAATCCTGCTCGCTGGAGAATTATGAACCGGTGAACGAAGAGGCGAAACGCGCCCTGAGGGTCTGCCAGGCATACGCCAACCGCTGGCCTGAGCGTTTGCAGAAGGGTGGTGGACTGGTGATGTGTGGCAAGCCAGGAACCGGTAAGAACCACCTCGCGTTGGCTATCGCCCGGCATGCGATCACCGAGCACCAAAGCTCAGCTGTGTTCACCACCGCGCTGAAAATTGCCCGTGAGTACAAGTCGACATGGTCGAAGGGGTCAAGCCGTACTGAAGACGAAGTGATCCGTTACTTCACGAAGCCCGACCTGCTGATTATCGACGAGGTCGGCGTGCAGTTCGGAAGCGACGCCGAAAAGTTGATCATGTTCGAAATCATCAACACCCGATATGAGCGTATGAAGCCGACCATTCTGATAAGCAACCAGACCCGGGAAGAACTGGCTGCATTCATCGGCGAGCGCGTTCTTGATCGCATGAGCGACGGCGGCGGATGCACCCTCTCATTCACCTGGGATTCATACCGTTCTAAGGGGGCAGCATGAAAGGCAAACAGGCAATTCTGCGTTATCTCGAAACGCACCGGACTTTCACTGCGAAGGATGTGGCCACAGAGTGTGGCATGACCATCAACTGCATCACGAAGAACGCTATCGATCTGGAGCGGGCCCGGAAGATTGTGCGTGTGAGCAAGGTCTGGCGAACGGTGACTTATCGCCTGGCGACGCCTGAAGAGCAGGCTTGTACAGCGCGCAGCTGCACCAACGGAATATTTCAGGAGTGCCGCAACAGCGCGGCTATGAAGCGGGTATTGATGGTTTGGGGGAGGGTAGGGGTATGAGCATGATGGATTTCGCAGAAACTAAAAAGGCGATCGATGCCATCACAACCGATTGGTCTATCCGTGGGCCGTTTCATGAAGACGATGGGAAATATTACGCCTTGCTTCGTGGAGAGTGGATTGGTGGCGGGTATATCGGAAAACGGAAGGCTCTTGATGCCATTCTCGAAAAGTTAACCCAGGAGGCTGCCCAATGAGCAACATCGACAAACAGGCTAAGTCCGTCATTCGTGAATTGATAGACGATGCACGAGCCAGGCGACTTGGGAAGTTGATTATCACGGCAGACGAAATGGAAGCACTGCTGGATGAGCTGGAAGCCAAAGACGCGCAAATAGTCAATCTTACAGTCGAGCGCGATGCTCTTCGTGAAGGAGTGATGGGACACGCGAAGCACAGTAATACGCGTGCTGCAGCCGATATCTATTTCCAGTTGGTTGAAGAGTGTGAAATCCCTCTTGGCGGTTCACTGGTTGAATATGTAAGCGATCTGCGTGAACGCGCCGCCATGCTTCAGGGTGCCGAACCTGTAAGTAATCGTGATGAGTTGCCGCTTGATTATCTGCAGGGGCACAAAGACGGCCTTGAATGGGCGGCTCAGCTCGCAGAAGCAAACCATCCGCATACAGGAGACTGGCTTTACGATGACCCGCTGGAGTTAGCTAAGGCGATCCGCAAGGGGCCGGAGATGCCTGAAGGTGGCAACTCTCCGGTGATTCCGGATGGTTGGGTGCTGGTTCCGAAGGAGCCAACGCCAGCGATGCTTAATGCCGCCTGGGTTTCACATGGCATTTACCATGCTTCTGCTTATCGCACGATGCTCGCAGCAGCACCGCAGCAGGAGGTGAAGAATGGCTAACCTCCAGCTGGCAGTTAACGGTGAATACTTCGACCAGATGAAGCGCGGAGAGAAAAAGTTTGAGTATCGACTACTCAATGATTACTGGCGCAAGAGACTGGTTAACAGGGAATATGACCGGTTGATTATTACTCGCGGATATCCACGCGCTGATGATGCTGAGCGTAGGATTGATGTCCCTTATCGAGGCTACAAACTGCAGTCAATCATTCATCAGCATTTTGGTGACGACCCCGTGAATGTATTCGCTATAAGGGTTGATATCAATGCCTAACCCATTCGACGCAGTAATGTTCGTGCTGCTGGCAATCGGTGTCCTGCAGCGGCTGGCGTAATGTATAATCCCCTCAAATCATCGAGGGGATTTTTTATGTCCGACTGGAACATTGCAGCAAAGCCGCAGGAGGATCGCGACAAGGTTAACGTTGACCTGGCGGCCTCCGGCGTAGCATACAAAGAACGCCTGAATATGCCGGTTATCGCTGAGCAAGTAGCGCGTGAGCAGCCAGAGCATCTGCGCGAGTATTTCATGGATCGCGTGCGGTATTACCGCGAGCAGAGCGTTGCATTGCCTAAATCGTCCGATCCGCGTTATGTTGAGATGGCTGAAGCTAACAAGAAATAAATAATGGGGGATAAATGAGAGAAGATCGGATGGTTATAAATACTCTTGAGGAAGCGAGGGAGGTTGTAAACACTTTAATACTATTTACCTCCGGTTCTGAGCATATGAGTGTAATTCAAGGGATGTACGAAGTTTCTCCTAAACTAAACATCCATCAGGTTAATGGTATTTTTCTGGAAGAACTTCAGAAAAGCGCTATAGCTGGCACAAGAACAATTAGCAGCAATCTGTCGCCTAACGGATCTCATATCGGCAGGGAATTAATTATCACTTTAACGAGATTCTAAATTTTGATTTTGCAAAATCATTAGGCCATAATCATGTCATCGGAGCCTGAACAACTCCGGTGACTTCTGCGCATTTAAGGGGACTTAAATGCGACCACAATCTGAACTCCTCACCCTGTCACAGATGCAGAAATGCACCTGCGATTTTCTGCATTCTGCGGTTTCCGTTAAGGAGGCCGTATGACTCTGCCAGTAGACGGAATCAAACTCCATCGCGGTAACTTCGCGGCCATCGGCCAGCAGATTCAGCCATTGCTGGATGCCGGGCAATGCCTCCGCCTTCAGGTTAAGCCGTGGCGCGAGAAGCGCAGCCTGTCTCAAAATTCACTTCTTCATTTGTGGCTCGGTGAAATCAGCGAATACCTGGTTAAATCCGGGCGCACTGACGCAACCCCAGAATGGGTTAAGCGCAACCTCAAAAAGACCTATCTCGGCTGCGAAGAGGTGACCTACACCGATTTCATCACCGGTGAAAAAACCACGACCTGGGAACCACGCCACACTGCCGATCTCGATACCGGGGAAATGCATATCTTCCTGGTGAAGGTTGAAATGTGGTGCGCTCAGTTCGGCCTGGCCCTCACTATCCCGAACGGCTGCGAGTACCAGCAGTTGCGCGATAAGCAGGAGGCCTGATGTCTACTCCACTTTCCCGCGTCATCACCAACGAAATCTTCCGCGTTCCGGCGCGCCGCCAGCCTAAGCCCGCGGTTAAGCCGTCCGACATCCCGACTATGAAAGACTACACCGCCCGCCTGGTGGATCAGAAATGGCTGCGTCTCGCGGCGAGGAGAACGCATGGCTAATTTATGCAAAGCGGCACGCGGTCGCGAATGCCTGGTACGCATCCCGGGCGTATGCAACGGAAATCCTGAGACATCTGTACTGGCTCATATCCGCCTGGCGGGGCTGTGCGGAACCGGAATCAAGCCGCCTGACCTGATCGCCACCATCGCATGCAGCAGTTGCCACGACGAGATTGATCGCCGCACCCGCCTGGTCGATGCGGAATATGCAAAGGAGTGCGCGCTTGAAGGAATGGCCCGCACGCAGGTTATCTGGCTGAAAGAGGGGCTCGTGAAATGCTAACCAAAGAAGAAGTAAATGATTTCCTTTCTTACGTCAGCGACACAGGCCAGTTCTTCTGGAAGGTAGACAGAACCGGAGGGGTAAAGGCAGGTGACAAAGCAGGGAGTGTTAGTCCAGACGGATATGTTCACATAAAGATACTTGGTAGACGATATGCCGCGCATAGATTGGCTTATCTGATAACACATGGGTTCATTCCTAGGGAAATAGACCATATCGACAGGGATAGAGGTAATAACAGAATTTGCAATCTGAGGGCCTGCACGAAATCTGAAAACCAACGCAATAGGTCAAGATGCAGGAATGGCACATCAGGCCGTAAGGGTGTTACCTGGAATAAAAATGCTGGCAAATGGCAGGCTCAATCGAAAATTAATGGGAAGAATCACCATCTTGGCGTTTTCGATTCGGTAGATGAAGCCGCGGACGCTTATGCAATTTTCTGCAAGGAAAGGCATGGCGATTTTTATGCAGGGGAAAAAGCATGAATGAATATCGCATCAGTCTCCCATGGCCGCCGAGCAACAACCGCTACTACCGGCATAACCGCGGGCGCACGCACATCAGCACAGAGGGGCAGGCGTACCGCGACAGTGTCGCCAGAATCATCAAAGACTCAATGCTGGATATCGGCCTGGCTACACCCGTGAAAATACGCATTGAGTGCCATATGCCGGATCGCCGCCGCCGCGACCTGGACAATCTGCAAAAGGCCGCGTTCGACGCCCTGACGAAATCCGGGTTCTGGCTCGATGACCAACAAGTCGACTACTACAGCGTGAAGAGGATGCCAATCGTCAAAGGCGGCAGGCTTGAACTGACCATAACCGAACTGGAGGCCGAATGAACCAAACCGACTTCCTGCGGTACCAGGCAGAAAGCGTTAAGCGCGCCAACCTACCGCCAGTAGCAAAGCACAGCCAGACCAAAACCAACCAGCCACATAAGGAAGCCGCATGAACAGTCAGCAACTGGAATACGTACGTCAGCAGCTCATTGTGGCGACCGCAGATTTGAGCGGGGCGACGAAAGGGCAGTTGGTAGCTTTTGCCGAGAACGCACAATTCACCGCTACTGCGCGCAGCCGGGGCCGGAAAAAGGTATTCGACAAGGATAAGCAGCGCATGGTCAACCCGGAAGGCCCGGCGATGAGCGGCAACCAGTCCCGCGCCAAAGGCTCATCCATCGCACTTGTAGGCCCGGTTGAGTTCGTGACCGCATCGTGGCGCCGCGCTGTCCTGTCACTGGAAGACCACCAGAAAGCATGGCTGCTCTGGAACTACAGCGAGAATATCCGCTTCGAGTACCAGGTAGCGATAACCCAGTGGGCGTGGGCAGAGTTCCGGGAGCAGCTCGGCGCGAAGAAGGTGGCTGGCAAGACGATGGAGCGCCTGAAGAAGCTAATCTGGCTGGCGGCACAGGACGTCAAAGCGGAACTGGCGGGCAAGGATGTGTATCAGCACCAGGACCTGGCGGCTCTGAGCGGCGTTAAGCCTGATAACTGGTGCCATAACTACGCCGATTATTGGCGTGCCATGTGCGCCATCTTTAAGCGACTTGATGGCGATTCTCTTCTCTCCACTATGAGAACACGATCACAACAAAAGGCGACTTTTTCGCAGCAGGGTGTTGCAAAAGTCAATTAAATAGCATACATTTCTTATAAATCTGATATCGTCGCCATAGCTTCGCAGGTCGACAAAGAATTAAGAGCCTCGCCATCGTGCGGGGCTTTATTTTTTCGTGCTAATCTGCCATTGCAGTTGAGATATCGCCTATGAATTAAATTTCGGCTATGTAGAATTATCGCAAGGCAAAATCAACGGGTAGATATCATGCAGGACTTTCAACTTTATGTTGGTGGCACTAACAACATCACCTATCGTTACGAAGTGAAAAAGGTAGATGATGCTTTTAGTGTCCGCATCTTCAATGTCATCGATAAAGTGCACAAAGAAGTGGGTAATAAGCTACTTCGCTCAGTCACAGCTCACGACGTTATTGATGAATGTGTTTCACATTACAAAAGACAAGCGGAAGGCGTTAAGGGTTTTCTGCGCTGGCTTGGGTTGTGAAAAAAGATTCAGATTAAACAAGTCGCTCAGGCGGCCTTTTTTATTGCCTGTAGCTAAGTGGTAAAGCTCCCAACGCATGGTTGGATTAACGCTGGTTCGATTCCAGCCAGGCGAACCAAACCCACTACCTGGGATCCTTAGGCCGAAGAGCCGACATTGCCACACCCTCATCTTCCCGGCCTGTCGCCGGGTTTTTTATTCCAGGCCCCGGGAACCATCATCGACATGCCTTCTTGTTAAATCGTCCCGAGGGCCTGACCCCTTTTAAACACACAGCCCCCGCTTTTAAGCCGGAGGTTAGAGACTATGAAAATGCATAACGATCCCCACTCCTGGACGGAGTTTATCGAACTACTCCACAGCTGGTGGCGTGGCGAAACGCCGATGGGTGCCGTATTGCTATCGGTTGCCATGGCCGCATTGCGAATCGCTTACGGCGGTGGCGGCTGGAAGAAAATGCTCCTTGAGGGGGCGATCTGTGGGGCTCTGACCCTTACTGCTGTGTCAGCCCTTGATTACTTCAACCTCCCGCAGTCCCTGTCTATTGCTATAGGTGGCGCCCTCGGGTTTGTTGGGGTAGAGCAGGTTAAGGTTATGGCGTCACGGGTGTTTAATTCTCGCTTTGGAGGCGGTGATGCAAACCAGTGATAAAGGCATTGCCCTGATCAAGCAGTTCGAAGGCTGCAAGCTCACCGCGTACCAGGACAGCGTAGGAGTGTGGACGATTGGCTATGGCTGGACTCAGCCTGTCGACGGCAAACCTATCCGCGCAGGGATGACGATTAAGCAGGAAACTGCGGAGCGACTGCTGAAAACCGGACTGGTCAGCTACGAAAGTGACGTGTCCCGCCTGGTTAAAGTCGGTCTGACTCAAGGGCAATTCGATGCTCTGGTGTCCTTCACGTATAACCTCGGCGCCCGGTCTTTGTCGACATCGACCCTTCTGCGAAAACTCAACGCCGGGGATTACGCTGGCGCTGCTGATGAGTTCCTGCGCTGGAATAAAGCTGGTGGAAAAGTCCTGAATGGGCTGACCCGTCGGCGTGAGGCGGAGCGCGCTCTGTTCTTGTCGTGATTGGCGCGCTGGTAAAACGTTACTGGCTGCAGTTGCTGGTGGTGGCTTTCATCGGCGTGCTGGCGTTCTTCGTGAACCACTACCGCGACAACGCCATCACCTACAAAGACCAGCGCGATAAAGCAAAGGTCCGGGCTGACACATCAGAGGCGATCACAAACAACGTGATCACCACGATGAACCTCATCCGTGACATTTCACAGGCTACCAAGAATGCAAAGAACGAACTGGCTAAAAAGGGCGAGACGCGCATTGTCTACATCAGGCAGGCGCTTGAAGGAGATCCGTGCGCTAACCAGCTTGTTCCTGCTGCCGCTGCTGACAGCCTGCGGGAATACGCAGACAGTTTACGTCCCAGCACCGGTGGTACCGATAAGCGCTGACCTGACCGCAGACACGCCGATCCCAGGAATGGTGGTTCCGTTCACGTGGCAGGCAAGTCTGGAGTTAAACGCTCAGCTCTATACGGCACTGGGGCAGTGCAATCTAGATAAGGCGGGGATTAGGCGAATAGAAGATTCGCGAGCTGCAGCTTACTCAGCCAGTAAAGAAGAATGATGATTCGCGTGGTAAGTGAAGCAATTTTAATTCCGATGTTCAGTGATTTCTTGATGCTCATAAAACCTCTCTTTGTTAGGTGAACGTGAGGCCAGACATTGGCTTCTATTGTGTTACCTAAATTGGGTGACGATTCACCCTGGAGAGTTTGTCTCCTGTAAGAGACAAAGCATCGCCTACGGAAATAAAGAGGCTCTCAATGTCCGACATCTACCAAATAACGCTAACCACCCAAACAGGCGAAACCTTCACGGGCAAAATGTCACGACGTCAGCCCGAGCTGGTTAACGGCTTTGTGCCGCTGGCTACCGAGACGGGAGAGTGGCTGTATTTTGCGCCTGCCGATGTGAAGCGCGTGCAGTTCTCGCCAGTACCGGAAGAGGAAGAAACCAATGGCGACGTGCAGACTGTCAGTTGAAATCAAGAGCAGGTGGTGGGTTCCTGTCTATCTAAGGACGCTGACACTGTTCTGCATGATGATGCGTTGCGAACCGGATTACAGAAAGGTTGCTGAGTTCATCGTAAAGCGCGGCATCAGCCAGAAGGTGAAGGCGGACCCGGTAAAATACAAAACGGAGTAACCCATGGCTAACGATGATGAGCACAGGCCATATCCGCCAGTTAACTTCATCGACTCAGATAGCTGGCAGCCATACACCAGGTTGATTCCCGCCAATGAAGTACATGAGTGGATAAACCGTCAGATCCTCAGCGATACCGGCAGCATCCATAATCCTGACCACGAACACCTGTTAGAGGCTGATCTCTGCTTCATGTGGGCGTCCGATTCGTTCGCGAAGAAGGGGCGCTTAGTTCTCGGTCAGGCTGAACAGGTAATGCTCCGCGCCGGTGGCTGGCAGAAAGCCAGAATGGAACAGCAGATGCATGAATGGTTCGGGCGCATCCCGAAGTTCATCATCACGCTGGCGGCCGATTACTGCTCACAATGCAGCGACCTTGAATTCTGCGCTCTGGTAGAGCATGAGCTTTACCACATCGCCCAGGCCACCGACGATTTCGGCGCGCCTAAGTTCAACAAAGAGACCGGGCAGCCAGTGCTTACACTGCGCGGCCACGACGTCGAAGAATTCACTGGTGTCGTACGTCGATACGGTGCCAGCAAAGAAGTACAGGAGCTTGTTGATGCGGCCAATGCGCCAGCAGAAGTGGCTCACATCGATATAGCCAGGTCATGCGGTACATGCATGCTAAAGCTGGCCTAACAATATGACTGATTATGACAGGCAGGTAATCCATGGCGACACTGAAAGGTGAGGTCAAAGCCTTCATCGTTCAGTCCCTTGCCTGCTTCGATACTCCATCCCAGGTGGTTGAGCTGGTCAAAAAAGAATTTGGCCTGAGCATCACTCGTCAGCAGGTCGAATCCCACGACCCGACGAAAGCAAACGGCAGGGGGCTGGCGCAGAAATGGGTTGAGTTATTTCACGAAACCCGTAAGCGCTTCCAGACCGAATTAAGCGACATCCCGATCGCCAACAAAGCCTATCGTCTCCGCGCGCTAGACCGGATGATGACAAAGGCCGAGAGCATGCGAAATATGGCGCTGGCTGCCTCGCTGATGGAGCAGGCCGCTAAAGAAGTTGGCGACGCTTACAGCAACAAACAGAAGGTCGAGCACACCAGCCCGGACGGCAGTATGTCACCGAGACCGACGACGATTCGCCTGGTAGGAGTTGACCCAGCCAATGGAAAGCCAAGTTGACCTCCAGATACCAGCCAAGCTAGTACCCGTATTCGCGACAGAAGGCATCCGATATCGTGGTGCTCATGGCGGGCGCGGTTCCGCTAAGACGCGCACGTTTGCACTTATGACCGCCGTTAAAGCGTACCAGGCGGCAGAGGCCAATATCAGCGGCGTGATCCTTTGTGCCCGCGAATACATGAACTCCTTGGAAGAGTCCTCCATGGAGGAGGTGAAACAGGCCATTCGCTCCGTTCCGTGGCTTGATGATTACTTCGACATTGGCGAGAAATACATCCGGACAAAGAACCGCAGGGTCAGCTACGTATTCTGTGGTCTTCGCCATAACCTCGACAGCATAAAATCCAAAGCACGAATTCTTGTGGCCTGGGTTGATGAGGCTGAGTCGGTATCAGCCACTGCATGGAAAAAGCTTCGCCCGACAGTTCGAGAAGAAGGCTCAGAGATTTGGGTCACCTGGAACCCGGAGAAGGAAGGCAGCGCCACCGATAAGCTCTTCAGAAAGAACCCGCCAAAAAGCTCAATGATTGTCGAGATGAACTATGAGGACAATCCATGGTTCCCTGCGGTGCTCGAGGAGGAGAGGCAGGAAGACCTGGCAAACCTGGATTACGCAGACTATGCGTGGATCTGGGAAGGTGCTTACCTCGAAAACTCCGATAAACAGGTGCTGGCTAACAAATACGTTGTGCAGAGCTTCGAAGACGATCTCTGGCAGAAATCAGAGCGCCTGTTGTTCGGCGCTGACTTCGGTTTCGCAAAGGATCCAAGCACGCTTATTCGCATGTTTATCCTGGATAACAACCTCTACATCGAATACGAGGCTTACGGAAACGGCGTCGAGCTCGACGACATGTGGAAGTTCTACGCCGGGAAAACCGACGCCACGCCGAAGCAAATTGCCGATTGGAAGGTTACAGATGAGGCTAAATTCCCTGGCATCCCTGAAGCGCGTAAATGGCCTATCAAAGCCGATAACTCACGTCCTGAGACTATCAGCCACATCAAAGGGCAGGGGTTCAATATCTCCGCCGCTCAGAAGTGGCAGGGTAGCGTAGAGGACGGCATCACCTGCCTGCGTGGATTTAAGAAGATCATCATCCATCCTCGCTGCAAAGAAACAGCGAAAGAGGCGCGGCTTTACTCGTACAAAACAGACCGTATCACTGGCGAAGTCCTGCCGGTTATTGAAGACAAAAATAACCACTGCTGGGATGGCGTCCGGTATGGTCTCGATGGGTACATCAAGCACAAAGCGCAAGTCGGCGCAGTATTCTTCTAAGGAGCATCGCCAGTGAGCGAACAAGATAACGGCCTTCAACTGGCTGTGAACAACCTCGCCACTGAAATGAGGCGAGCAAATTACCTGAATGCCATCGGCATCGGTGGTGGGAACACGAAGCGCCCGACGCTTTACCAGGAATTTGGCTACCCGCGCGAGATCACCTTCAACGATTTCTACAACATGTACCGCCGCAACGCCGCTGGCTTCGCTGTGGTTCATCGTCTGCTGGATGGTTGCTGGCAGGACTATCCGGTCATAGTTGACGGTGATGAAGCTCAGGAGGCGGAGAAAACAAACGCCTGGGAAAAGAAAGTCGCCAAGTTCATGAAGAAGCTGTGGCCCAAGGTGAAGGATGCCGATCGCCGCAATATGGTAGGGCGCTACTCAGCGCTTCTGCTGCAGGTGAAAGATAATAAGCCATGGAACGAGCCAGTAGATACCAGGCTGGTGAAATCCCTGGGCGAGTCAGCTCTGGTAAAACTTATCCCGGTATGGGAGCCGCAGTTAACCGTCGCCGAATGGGATAACGACCGTCAGTCTGAAACGTTTGGTCAGCCGAAGATGTTCAACTTCAACGAGCAGCCGGTTGGTGATGAGCCTTTTGTCGGTCCGATGCGCGGCGAGCCGGTGCATCCAAGCCGCGTTATCCTGTTCTGCGAAGGATCTGAAGACGACAACGTTCTGTCTGGCATCCCGCTGCTGGAGGCTGGTTTCAACAAAGGCCTCGATATCGAGAAAATTTCTGGCGGTGGTGCTGAGGGCTTCCTGAAGAATGCCAGTCGTCAGATTGCCGTCGAGTTCAGCAAAGAAACCGACATGGCCACGCTGGCAGAACAGGCTATGAAGGCTGGCTATGCCGATCTCGGCGAAGCGATGGGCGATAAGGTCAACAAGCTGAACCGCGGTACCGACGCGGCTGCAGTTATGCAGGCAGGGCAGATGCGCGTTCTCAGCGTTACACCAGGCGACCCGGGGCCGACGTGGGAGGTTACTGCGAACGAACTGGCCGCCTCCGTACAGATACCGTTCACCATCCTGTTCGGTCAACAGACCGGACGCCTGGCGAGCGATGAGGATAAAACGGACTGGGCTATCCGTCGAAACACACGGCGTAATGGCTTCCTTACGGACCGAATCACCGCGCTGTTGGAACGCTTCTGGACGCTAGGGATTATCGACCCGCCAACCAAAGGCGAGGTCACCATCTCGTGGAGCGACCTGCTAGCACCAGGCGAGAAAGAGAAGATCGAGAACGCCTCTAAGCTTGCCGACATCGTGCAGAAAACCACGCCTTACTATGGTGGAGACGCGCCGTTTACCGCAAATGAGTTGCGCGAGATTGTGGGGCTTGACCCGCTACCGGAGCAAAAAGAACCACCGAAACCGGACGAGAAGGTGACTACAGATGATCCACTGGCCGATGACACCAGAACAGACGGCAAAGGTGGGGCTGCCGATAGTTCCGCGCAGTAAGGTTGACCCGACGCGATCGGCGAAGCAGGTCAGTGCGATGTTCCGGGATATCGAGGACCGGTATCTCGGCATCAAGCGCGCGCTGAAAGCCCTGTTCGATCAGCACCTGACCGGGAGAGAGCGAGAGGTAAACAGCCATAACTGGCATTTCCTTTGCCACGACAACGGCGCGGACATGCGGCTCTACCAGGTCAACGCCGGCAAGTTCATCTACGACATGTCGGCGCGGGAACTGGCTGACCTGCTGGAAGCGGTGCAGGGCATTCTCGACGATTACCTGCTTGAAGGTGGCGAGCAAAACCTCTGGGCGATGGATTACGTCGTCGCAGAAGCGCAGCGCGGCACGCTGGAGGCATTCAACAACCTCTCGCAGCAGTCGCAGGTGTACGCCAGCCAGACAACGCTACAGCAGCTTTTAAGCAGCCCCGGTCATCTTAATCAGGTGGCGGCTGCCAGGCTGACAACATTCAGCGACTGGAAGGTCATCAGCGATACCGCCCGCGGCGATTTAACCAACATCATCACCGATGCGGTAGCGCGTGGGGTGAATCCTCGTGAGACGGCCAGCGTTATCAGCAAGCGCCTCGATGTATCGATGTCGAAGGCCAAGACCATCGCTCAGACTGAGCAGGTCGGCGCGCTGCGACAGGCGCAATGGAATGAAACGGACTGGGCTGCTGACCGGCTGGGGCTGAATACCGGCATGCTGTGGCTGTCAGCGCTCAAACCAACGACGCGCACCTGGCACGCCAGCCGTCATGGCAAGGTCTACACCACGGAAGAGGTGCGGGACTTCTACGCTGAAAACGGTAACCGGTACAACTGTTATTGCAGCCAGATCCCGGTGCTGCTCAATGATGATGGCAGAATTTTCAATGAAGGGCTGGCGGACAAGCTATCCCAAGAGAGAAAAGCATGGGATAGCGAGGGGAAGATTAAATCGGGAGGATAGCCGTGATGCTTACTTCAATAGTCACAACCTTTTCCTCGCCTTCGATTAATTCGGAAAGGGCTCTCATGGCAGCTGCACGAACTGCAGGTGAGTTTGCTTCAGGTGCTGTATTCGAGTTGATAACGGTATCCAGGTTGTGGGATTTGCCGTTAATGGTGCCCTTAAATAAAATTTTGTAATCCATGATAACTCCTTAAATAACAGTTTATTAAATCATTTAAGAGGATAACACGTGAAGCTATCCAGCATCCACGTTAAATCCCTCGCCATCAACGCCTCCAACATCTCAACGACCACCATCAACGGCCAGGAACACTACGTCATTCGTGGTGTTGTTCCTATCGTGGATGACATCGTCATGAATGGCGGGCTGTACCCGGCTGAGGAGATTAACAAAAGCTTCAAAACCATGGAGCGTAAATTGATGCCGATCGGGCATCCCATGGTTAACGGGAAGTATGTTCCTTCGACCGATCCAGAGGCGCTGAACACATACTATGCCGGGGCATGGGCGCAGAACGTCAGCAAGGCCAACGACAAGGTCGTGATGGATGTTTACGTCAATAAGGCCGTGGCAGATACCAAGCCTGACGGGAAGCGCCTTATTCAGCGCCTTGACGACATGATGTCTGGGGAGAATATCGACCCAATCCATGTCTCGACTGGGCTGCTGCTCAACAAAGAGCAGCGCGCTGGTGAGTCGAAAGGAAAGAAACACTCCTGGGTTGCTCACAATCTTGATTTTGAACACACAGCGATCCTGCTCGATGAGCCCGGCGCTGGCACGCCGGATGAAGGCGTCGGCATGTTCGTCAACGCTGACGGGCAAGAGGCTGATGTTGAAGCGACGAGCCTCATCGATGCAGCCAACAGCATGAAAGACGGCTGGTGGAACAAAGTGAAGTTCTTCATCAGCAACGCTTCAGAGATGTCCTTCGACGACATCTACCAGGCGCTGCGCATGTCCATCAAGCAGGACGACAAAAAGTGGCGCTATGTCGTCAGCGTCTGGCCTGACCATTTCGTTTACGAAGAGGATGGCGAGAACGCCAAGCCGAAGCTCTTCGACCAGAAGTACCTCATCTCTGACAAGGTCGTAACGCTTGTCGGCGATCCAGTAGAAGTCGTGCGCAAACCAACTGAGTACGAAGTCAAAACCAACGGAGAAACAAACCCGATGAAAGAGAAGATGATCGCCGCGCTCAATGCCGCAGGCGTTAAAACCGAGGGGCTGACCGACGATCAGGTCTGGGATGCCTACAACCAGCAGATGCAGAAGAAAGATGGCGGCGGCGACACGGGCCAGGCTCAGATTAACTCTGACGCGATTGCTGCAGCAGTAAATCTGGCTCTGAAACCGCTTACCGATGAAATCAGCACGCTGAAATCTCAGCTGCAGGCTAACGCTGAAAGCGAACTGAAAACCAAGCGTGACGCGGTTAAAGCGAAATTCTCGTTCATGACCGAAGCTGCGATCAACTCACTGGCTGGCGACGCGCTGAACGACTTGTACTCACAGTGCCAGACCAGCACCGGTCTGAACCCTGCATTCCAGGGGAATGGCGCTCAGAGTGAAATCCTTAACATGGAGGCACCTGAATAATGGCTCTCGCACCTCGTTTCCATACGGTAATCGCGGGCCCGGCCCGTAAGAATGACCCACAGGTCATTGAAGCAATCATGGCGGCGGCCGTGAAACCCGGCTCACTGGTGATGCTCGACAGCACCGGAAAACTGGCTGTTCACAATGTCGCTGGTGGTGCAGGCGTTGCTCTGGCTCTTCAGCACAACTATATCGGCGGCGGTGACATTCGCGACTCGGTTCCTGCAGGTGATACCGGCGCGGCCATCATGTGCGAAGACGATGTGGATTACCACATGCTGGTCAAAGCAGGCGAAGTGTTGCTGGAAAACGAAGGCCTGGTTTCTGCCGGTGACGGCACGCTTGCCAAGGCAACAACGCCAGCTACCGACCAGGTCCTCTTTTATTCACGCGAAAAAATCACCGTTGGCGCTGAAGCTCAGCTCGTGAAAGTTCGCAAATCAGGGAAAGCAACCGCATGAGCATGATCGTATTCAACAAAAAGCTGATCACCGAGCACAACCAGGTGAAGCAGGCATGGAATCAGCTGCTGATGCAGCGTGAATCCTTCAACATCAACCAGAACACCATTGCTGCCCAGTACGGCGGTGCGCTGGAAGTTAACCAGGCAGCGCTGATCTCCAAAGACTACTGGAGTGAAGTGGACAACATCACCACCCGAGTCTTCCGTAATGACGAAGGCAACGGCCTGCTGGATGATCTGCTCGGTCTGGGGACGCCGATTTCTATCGGCAAGACGGCGGCGCTGTACCGCGTTTCCAGTGACGCTGGCAAGGTTCATCGCTCACTGACGGGCCACGTGCCGGAAGAGCTGGATAAAGTCATCTACGACGAAGCTGGTGACCCAATTCCGATCTTCAACACTGGCTACGGCCGTGAATGGCGCGAATGGAACGGCATGCAGTCGGAAAACCTCGACGCGATGGCTGACGATCAGGAAGCGCACGTTGCCGCTATCCGTGAAGACATGGCTGACTACATGCTTTCAGGTGACGGGAAAGTGAAGGTGAAGGGTTATGTCGGTGCTGGTATCACCAACCACGCCAACACCAACCAGGTGGATCTGAGTGCATCCGGTCTGAATATTGATCTGACTACCTCTACGCCTGACGAAACTGTCGCTTTCTTCACTGGTCCATTCGCGAAACTGCTGGACGATAACTATGTGCAGGAAAAGGTAAAAGCATGGGCGTCGCCGGACATCATGCGCAACCTGAACCGACCGTATTCCGATGCAGCCGGATTCAAAGAAGGCACTGTGCTGGAATACATCCTGCGCTATGGCCGCATCGAGTCGTTTAACCAGACCTTTAAACTGACCGGTAACCACTTCATCGCTTACGTGCGCAACTCTCAGTACATCAAGACCCGCATCGCCGCGCCAGTGGGTACCTTCATGATCCCGCGTCAAAATCCATTCGACAACTACAACTCCCTGGTCTGGAGTGCTGTCGGTCTGCAGATTAAGCGCGATTTCAACGGTCGCTCTAAAGTGTTCAACGCACAGGGTTAAGGGGCTTCGGCCTCTTTTCTTCGGGAGAGAGCATGAAAAAGTTAAAAGTAGAGAAGGCTGGTTGCTGGGGAACAATTAACGGCGTATTCCAGCAACTGCCGGTGGGCCATGAGTTCGTTGCGGTTGGTGTGCCACCTGCTTTCACTGGTCGCGTATCGGTCGTTGGCGAAGTTGAAGAGCAGGAGCTTGAAGTTGCCACGCCAGGTGCCGACGATAAACCTGCAGAGCAGGCAGAGCAGGCAGAGCAGGCAGAGCAGGCAGAGCAGGCAGAGCAGGCAGACACCACCGCTAAATCGAAAAAGGCGAAATAACCATGGCTGACCCAATCACAGCGGCAGACGTGCAGGCGTTCCTCGGTGAATTGGGTTACTCCATCCCGGGCGCGCTGCTGGATCCGATTCTCTGCGTGGTGAACAAAATCATCCCATGCCTCGATGGGGCCGGGTATGACGAGTGCACCGCGAAGCTGATCCTGATGTACGCCGCCGCGCTTATGGCTACGTCGTCCGGTGCGCGCCGCATCAAATCGCAGGGTGCGCCGTCAGGCGCGTCCCGCTCGTTTGAATATGGCGACGACAGCATTACCTGGCTGCGTGACTCGCTGGCCCGTCTCGATACCAGCGGCTGCACAGGCGAGCTGCCGATCAGTGCCGGTAACAGTGTCGGCCTGTTCATGGTGGTCGGTGGCTGATGATGACGTACAAATCCGTTAAGCACGGCCTGCCCCGTTCTTTCACTCGCGTCTGGGTGATCACGGACACCGGGCGGGAGACTACTGGCTACGTGAAATCGGACGGCGAGTGGTTCATTAACTGCCCGCGCATCCGGGCGACTGGCGCGAAGGTGCTGCGCTGGAAGGGGGGCTGATGTCGTCTACTGCGTCATGGTCATACAACAAGCCGTGCACGATATGGCGTAAGGGCGCGGGCGGTAATGACGAGTGGGGCGATCCTGTCGACCCATACGAACCGCCTGAAACCATTATGTGCGACTACATCGGCGGCCTGTCAGCAAAGCTCGGCTCAATCGGTAAAGAGGTTGTTGTAAAAAACACCTTCTTTACTGCGTTTGCGCTGGCCGATGAGGGCGATTACATCCTGATTGGTGTGAGTGCAGAACCGGACCCGGTCGTGGCCGGTGCCGATGAGGTGCGTCACGTAACGCGCTGGAACGACACTCTCGACGGTCTGGAAGATGACTGGGCGATTATTACGGGAGTGTAGCCATGGGCATAAAAGTTCGCGGCGTTAAGCAGTCGAAAGCCGGACTCAACCGCATTATCAACGACGTGAAAGGGCGCAAGGTTGTCCGGGCGCTGCAGTCAGCAATGATAATCGGCAGCTCACAGGCTGCGCTTTATACTCCTATCGACACCTCAACGCTGCTTAATAGCCAGTATCGGGAGTTGATTAACAACGGCGTTCGGCTGACAGGTCGGGTGGGATACACCGCGAACTACGCTGTGTTCGTTCACGATCCGAATGTTCCTCAAACCTTCCGCCGCGCTACCGCGCAGAAAGAATTCCTCACTAAAGGCTTTGAAGACACCCGCAGCCAGATTGATGCCGTAATGCGCAAGGAGCTTTCAGTATGACGCCAGCCATGTACGAGCGCGTGCGTAACTATTTCGTTGATGCCGGGCTTACCACTGGCTTCATCGTTCAGTTACTGGCGTGGGATGATACAACGAAGTTAACTGACGCATTCATCGTATTCCGGCCCAACGGCGGTACCGACATCCGAAATGACCTCGGGTCTGATCACTACGTGCTGGTGGATATCATCTCCGCCAAGGACAAGCGACGCGCAGCCGCAGAGAAGGCTCAGGAAATCATCAATTATGTCGAACAGAACGACATTACTGATGAATGCCTTGGCCTGATTCAAAACCTCGGCAACATGCCGGCACCCATCCCGACCGAAGAGGGCCGCCTGGTCTTCCGGCTTCAGTTTATGTGCGTATACGGCGAATAACCCCATCACCAACCCATCAGGCTGCCATCCGGCGGCCTTTTTTATTTGAGAGGTACACATGCAAGGCTGTGCTAATGATTTTGGCAAGCTGATCGGGAAAGTAGCTGTGCTACGCATGGCCTTTGGCTGCCCCGACGCAGTGCCAGCGCTTTCCGAGTGGAAGCGTCTCGGCGCTATGACGACCAAGGGCATCGACTATTCGATGAACACCATCAACTCTGAGGCAGACGATGCTAAAGGGCTGGTGGAGAACCTGGTCAACAATATGGATCTGACGATCTCCGGTGAAGGTGAGTTTCGCAAATCGGATAAAGACAACGAGATCGGTGCGTGGCGTCTGTCGAAGTACATCTTTGACGAAGTACAGGCAGGCCGTCAGCCTAACCTGTGGGTGCGTTTCGACTTCGCTGGTGAGAACGCTGGCACTTATATCCAGGGCTACATGAACACCACCTCATGGTCTGGTGACTTCGGTACCAACGATATCTCCACTTTCTCTGGCGAGTGGAAGGTCTACGACGCTGACACTGTTGTGTTTGAGGTCGCTGACTCTATCGCCGCAACTGGCGTTGAAGTTACCCCAGCAACTGCATCTCTGGTCGTTGGCGCAACCCAACAATTGAGCGGCGCAGTTCAGCCAGTCGATGCGACTAACAAGGCGATCACCTGGACGACCTCGGCGCCTTCCATCGCGACAGTCAGTTCAACCGGCCTGGTTACTGCCGTTGCTGCTGGTACCGCGACTATTACGGCTACTACAGCTGATGGTGACTTTACTGACACCTGCGCTGTTACCGTAACTGCCGCACCGTAATCACTACAAAGGGCGGCGTGCTGCCCTTGATACTGATTATGGAGAGCGATATGACCCCTTTGAAAGAAATTGGAGAGTGCGTTATCGGCGCTGGCGAGCGTGAGTTTTTCTTCCGGCCGTCGTTCCGTAACATGACGCGGATAGGCGAGCCAGAGCATATCGTTCGCACGTTTTATGCACTCTTCAATGATGACGTGGCGAAAATGCTTGAGGCAGCGCGAGAAATTCACAGCGCTATACCTGAGCATCAGCGCAGATTTTACGCCCACTACTTTGGAGACGTAACGCATCCTCGATGGGCGCTTGAAGCTGCAGGTTCAGCGGCGTTTCTACGTAAAACTTTACTCTCCGCGATCAATGTCATCCAGTCTTGCTGCGATGAGGATGTTTCTGAACTTACTGGATGGCATGAACTATCCCGTACTGGACGACGTACCTTTGTATGGCACCGCGGTTCGCTACCTCCTGAGAACCTCATTCTCATTGCTCAGTCGTTGATGATGCATGGAATTATTGGACGGGCCAGAGTCAGGACGTTGCAGAAGAACGAAAGCAAGGAAACGACTTCTGAGTTTCATGCGACCGAATACATCATGGCCGCCCGCAATCATTTTGGCATCAGCAAGGAAGAGGCGATGGAGCTAACCATGACCGAATTCGCCATGATGCTTAACTCCAAATACCCGGACCAGAAAGGCTTCACCAGGGAAGAGTATGACGCGGTTATGGATGATGATGAACGCCGGTGGCAGGAAATGATTGAGCGCGAAAAATCAGCAAAGACAGCAGCCTGAGTTAATAATGGATATACCTTACTCGCCAGGCCTGGCGTAAGATGGCTCAGAAATAAAACTCAGGGGATAAGAGTGAAAAAAATACTGTTGTCATTGGCGATTCCACTTCTTCTGGCTGCCTGTAAGCCTGGAGAGGAAAAGGCAATCTCTCTGGCGCAATCCGAGGTGTCCGCTAACCTGCTTGATCCTTCAAGTGCTCAGTTTCGCAATATGAAGGTTGCCAGGATGACAGACTCCGACGATGGTGGCGTCATCGCTGTAGTTTGTGGCGAGATAAACGGCAAGAACGGTTTCGGTGCATATGCCGGATTTCACCCGTTCTACGTTGAGTTGAACATGAAATCGAAAGGTATGTTCTCAAAAGGTGTCGACTATACGCTTGGCGATCATTTCCTGAGCTCAAGAGATACACCACCACCGCCAGACTATACCGAACGATGTCAATAAACGACACGAATAACTAACCCACCACAAGGTGGGTTTTTTTATGCCCGGAGAAAATGATGTCTGAAAAAGCAGGCGAGATTTATTACGACATCGAGGCCGATGTATCTGGCTTGCTCAAGGCGCAGGGAAAGGCCAATAAGTCGCTCGACTCCATCGGCAACTCGGCGACCAATGCAGCCAAAAAGATGGATGAGTTGCAGACGAATATCAACCGCGTCGCCGGGGCTATTGCCGCATCACTCGTTGTTGACTGGGGTAAGGCGTTTCTTGTTGCTGCTGACAACATGAGCCAGCTCAACGCTCGTATAGAGAGGCTTACTGGTAGCGCAACAACAGCCTCGCAGACGATGCAGAATCTGATCCGTATCAGTTCGGCAACTGGCGGTTCTCTTCAGGACACTGCGAAGCTGTGGGAAACTCTCAGCACGGCGTTGCGCGATACCGGCGCGACCAACGGCCAGATAATCCAGCTCACCGAAACACTTCAGAAAATAGGTCGCATTGGCGGATCCTCAACAGAAGAAATGGCGAATGCTCTTCGTCAGTTCGGCCAGTCAATTTCATCCGGCACTGTCCGTGCGGAGGAGTTCAACTCCATCCTTGAGCAAATGCCGGAACTGGCGCGCCAGATTGCCGCCGGGATGGGGGTAAGTATCGGAGAGCTTCGCCAGTTGATGCTGGACGGGAAGCTGACGGCAGAAGATGCTCTGAACGCCATTCAGAAGCAAACCGGCTCAGTGAATGCAGAGTTCGAGAAACTCCCGCGCACGCTTTCACAGGCTAATACCGCACTGACAAACTCATTCCTGTCGATGATCGATTCCGTTAACCAGGCAACAGGAGCTAGCAATGGTCTGGTTGCGGTTATCGATTCAATGACAGCTGCGCTCGACAGGCTGGCGGGCAAAGCAATCTCAGCGGATGCGCAGATTTCAGATCTGAACAGCACGGCAGAAATGTTTACCCGCCGGGCACGGACCTGGTCATGGCTGGGGCTTGATGGCTGGGAAGCGCAAAACAAAGCGCTGGCCGGACTGAGCAACAAAGCCGCGATTCTGGTTGGCGACCTGGCGGCTGTAACCAAAGAATCGCAGACCGCGGCTAACACAAAGCCGATCGAGATAAAGACCACGGCAACGACCACCGGGAGCAAGTCGAAGGGTGGAGCGTCAGCCGCACAGAAAGAGGCGGATCAGTACGCTAAAGCGCAGGAAACTGTTAACCAAAAACTGGACGAGCTGAGGCAGAAGGCCGAGCTGTCAGCTGGCAGTGTCGGTGAACTGTCCAGGGCTCAGGCCGTGCTTAATGCACAGCAGTCTCTCGGTAACACCGCCACGCAGGAGCAACTCATGCTGGCCGGGCAATTGGCAGGCAAAGCCTGGGACAATGCCAACGCATTGCGTGAGCAGGCTAAGGCTGAACGCGAGCGCACAGAGGCTGCCAATAAGTTCAGTACCATCCAGGGTAAAACCAGCAAAACAGCTGGGCTGGATAGCCAGTACCAGAAAGACATTGCTGACATCCAGCTTTATGCTCAGCTTTACCCGCAGAAGATCGGGGAGGCTGAGGCAGCGCGTGCCGCTATCGAACAGCAATACCGTGATCAGCGTAACGCTGCGATGTGGGAGGAGTGGGCGCAACAGAACGCGGTCACCCAGGCAGCAGCGGCGGCTTTCGACTCCCTTGGCTCGGTGGCCAGCAATGCGCTGACCGGCATTGTCACCGGAAGTATGTCAGCCAGCGATGCTATGCGCAGTATCGGCATGACCGTGCTGAACAGCGTTGTTAATTCGTTCGTTCAGATGGGCATTGAGTGGGTTAAGTCGGCCATTATGGGCCAGACGGCCACTACCGCGGCGGTTGCAGCATCCACCACGGCACAGGCAGCAGGCATCGCAACCACGACGGCGACTTCGACGGCAGCGGCAGCGGCTACTACGGCGGCATGGACTCCGGCGGCCATCATGTCCTCCGTGGCTTCATTCGGTGGTGCTGTTGCTATTGGTCTTGGCGCGATGGCTGGCATCCTGGCACTGTCAGGCAAACGCAAGAACGGCGGGCCTGTCTCTGCTGGCGGGATGTATCAGGTCGGTGAAGGCGGCATGCCGGAGATTTACCAGGCCAGCACCGGTAAGCAATACATGATACCGGGCGACAACGGCAGGGTGATCAGCAACAAGGAGATGACTGCTGGCGGCGGAGGGGTAGTTATCAACATCCAGAACTACACGCCATCGTCCGTTGATGCACAGGCTGGCACTGATGCAAATGGTGGGCTTACCGTTGATGTCATTGTTGCAGACCTGAACAACGGCGGGCCAATCAGCAACGGTATAACCAGTAACTTCAATGTTAAACGCACGCCAAGAGGGCAGGGCTGATGCCAATTATCGACTATCCCGACTGGCTGCCGCTGGCGCAGAAGGCCAGCAAAAACATGACGCTCGATACCGGGTTCCAGACTGATCAGCCAGCGGTCGGCCCGGCTATCTTCGAGAATCAAACCGATGACTTGAAAGTGACCTGGTCACTGACGTGGATCTTCACGTTGGTTGAGGAGCGCGCTTTCCAGCAGTGGCTACGCAGCCCGAACTATCTCAACCGGGGCCTGAACTGGTTCCGGATGAATATCAATCTTGGCGGCAGTGGCCTGCAATTGCAGGAGCTTCACTTCACGCAGATGCCAGTGCAAACCAGTATCGACGGCGGGGTGGTGACATGGACAGGAACCGTTATCGCAAACCACCTCTACAACGCCGACGACGAGTTTGACGACATCATTGTTGAGCTGCCGCCGCCTTGGGACTCACGGCTGGATATCGTGGTTACGGGTTATCCGGATGGGCGCGATCCGGAAAGTCTTCCGAGGGTTCCGTAATGCCGAGCTTCAGGGAGTACAAGCAGCAGCGCCCGACGCGCGGACTGTACGACACCATTACGTTCTACCATCCATCCTTTGGCTACGTCCGCCTGGTCGATAAGCAGTTCTTCCCGAAGACGCTCGGCGGCCAGACGTACACGCCAGCGCGCTTTGAAATCGAAGAGAGTCAGCAGAGTGGTACTCCGGTTATCGACGCGACGGTGAAGCTTGGGCGGCTGTCTTCGGATATCAAAGCACTGATGAAACAGTGGAAGGGTGCGGCCAGGCTGACTGCCATCACGGCCACGCGGCAGATCTTCGACAGCGGCGATGTGTCGGTGCCGATTAAGTCGTGGCAGCTCTACGTCAAGACGGTGGATATTGATGCCGACGCCGCATCGGTCACTCTGTCTGTTACCAACCCGCTAAACAACAACATCGGAAGGCTCTATGACCCAACGGAATATACCGGCCTGCAATACCTCTGATTTTGTTAGACAGGTGATCGGCGTGCCGTGGGCTAACCGGGCCTGTTCGTTCGAAAAGGTGGATTGCTGGGGGCTGGTGGTGCTGTATTACCGGCACGTTCTCGGTATAGAGCTGCACCAGACACCGGACTACGAAGCCGGGGCCGACTTCTTCACCTGCTATCAGGGCGACGTCGTCTTCTGGTGCCAGGCCGATAAGCCGGTCGAGGGCGGGATATTCGTTGGATACCGAGGCGCGCAGCCGGCACACGTTGGACTGGTGCTTAACAGGCAGGCGCTGCATTCACGCGGCGAGAACGGAAGCGTACGCATGGACTCGTTGCTGGTCATTCAGCGGGCATTCACCAAAGTGGAGTATTTTTCGTATGGCGCTGGTTGAGATATCGAACTTCCCAGGAACGCCTAAGCTGCCTTGCAGGGTGCCAAACGGCACTCTTTTTTATGACTGGCTGGCGGCCAATGACGCTACTTTCCACCGCGACCTGCTGATCGTCCGCAACGGCGTAAAGCTGGGCGACGATGATGAGCTGGCGTTTGAGTTGAGCGAGCTGGACCATATCCAGATATTCGACCAGCCAAAGGGTATTGTCGGCGACATCCTAAGCCCGATCTTTAAAGTGGTGGGCCAGGTGTTTTCGTTCCTGGCGCCGAAGCCGGCAATCGCGAACAACGGCGGTAATACCGTCGACTCACCGAACAATAGCCTGACCGGTCAGACAAACACCGCGCGCGTTTACAAGGCCAAGCCGGACATTTACGGGCAGATTCGTTCGTTCCCGGATCTGATTCAGGAGTCGGTGTTCGAATACGTGCACCAGACGTCCACCGACGGCGGCCTGAAGTACGTTACAGAGTGGATGTGCATCGGGATCGGCAAGTACGACTACGAGTCCGTGCGCTACTCAGAATCCAGTCTGGGCTCTCTGGCCGGTGCCGAATTCCAGTTCTTCCAGCCTGGCGAAGTAATCCCGCAGATCGTCGAGGGCTACGGCTTCGATGACGTTGACGGGCAGGAGGTCCCCGGGCAGAACGAAGCCAGCGATTTCCCGGTAGAGAGCGCGACTGCAACCACTGTGGTAAGCGGCACGTATTCCGGTGGCCAGATAGCGATGAAAATCGTGAAGCAGGCCGAGTTCGATTACTTCATGGGCCTGGTGCTGCCGCACGCGGTTACCTTCACCATTAACGTTACGTACAACACTGCTTCCGGCAGCGTTACCACTGACGCGACATTCTCCGGCACGCTGATCTCCGCCGTTGAAACAAACGACGGCGCGGTGGTGAATCCGGTTCGCTGGTACACGTTTACGATGAACCAACTGGATGGGCCGCAGGATATCCCGGCGAACGCCACGATCAACACCACGAAATTCATCCTCAACGATAACGAGGCGCTGGTAGTGGGGCCGTTCTTCTCTCCAGTTGAGTCAACCCAGTTGTGGCTTCATACGCAGTCCAGCCTCGGAGGGAAGAAGGAGACCAACTGGAAGGTTGTCATCTGGAAAATCGACGACGACTACAACCAGGTGCCGGGAACGCAGCAGACGTTTACGTACCGGCAGACGACGCCGCATCAGTCGACGAGTGAGGTGTTTTATCGAACTGACAAGATCACACCGACCGGCGGGTTCGGGAAGTACGCGGTCAGCTTCCAGCGCACGGATAACTCCGGCGACGCATCACTGCTCAAGGTCGAAGAAATCCACAGCATCAACATCAGGACAAACGTCGTTCACCCTACCGATACGCTGGTGCGTGTAAAAGTCCGGGCGACTGAGAACGCTCTTGGCAGTCGTGAGCGCAAATACAACGCGCTGGTAACGCGCCACACCATCACATACGACCTCGACACGCAAACGGTGGATTACACGCTGCGGCCGTCGCGCTCGTTCGCTGATGCGGTGGCTCATACCTGGTTGATTATGGGCGAGCAGCCGGTAAGCAGCATTGACCTGTACGGGCTGTATTCGATCGCTGAAAGCCTTCCTGATGATCGACTGGGTTACTTCGACTACACATTTGACGACGAGAACGACTCACTGGGCGACCGCGTGCAGGCGATCTGCAATGCGGCGTCGGTTGTGGCGTACTGGGATGACGGCGTGCTGACGTTTACCCGTGATCAGAAAGTTGACTACCCGGCGGCCGTATTCAACCGAGCCAACATGAAGACGGACGAGTACAAAATGACGTACGAGGCCACTCTCCCAGGCGGTTATGACGGCGTGCAGGTGTCATACGTCCACCCCACAACGAACAACAAGACGTACATCAACTACCGCGTGCTGAACGGTGCCATCGTTGAGCAGGAAGCGGAAAACCCAAACAAGCTGGAGATCGTCGGCTTCCGTAATGAATATCAAGCCCGGGAGCGAGCATTACGCGAAACCAAGCGCCTGATCTACTCGCGCGTGAAGATGAACGCGAAAGTGTTTGAGGACGGCATTATCCAGGTCGGTAGCGTCATCCAGATGCCAGACATCTACGACAGCAACCAGCAGGGTGGTTACGTCACCGGCCGCTCCGGGAATGACTTCGATACCAGCGAGCCGATCACGTTTACCGGCTCGATGTATGTGCTGGTTACCGACAGCCTGGGTAACCCAACTCTGCGTTATCCGGCCACCGCCCGTAGCGACACGAAGTACGGATTCACCGCGGCTATCCCTAACATTCAGCTCAACATATGGAACGGTGAAACTGTGCAGCTACCGTCGCGCTATCTCATAGCGACGGTGGAGGAACTGGACAGTCAGCTATGGACGGTAAACAGCATTAAACCGAACACAGATAACACGGTATCTCTGACCGTCGCGGAATACAGCGACGCCATCTACCAATAAGAACCTTCCCCGACCAACCAGACCCGGCCATAGCGCCGGGTTTTTTTATGGAATCAATATGGCTACGCAACCTACCAATTTGCCTGTCCCAAGCGAATCACCGCGCGATTTGAAGTTTAACGCGGGGAAAATTGACGAGTTCGTTACCTCGATGGGATGGACTTACACTGACCGTTTCGGCAATAAGCATTATACGATCGAGGGCCTGCGCTGGCTGGCGCAGCAGGCTATTTCCCAGTTCGGGTACATCACTCTGGACAGCTTCGAGGACGGGAATACGCTTACGCTGCCAAACCAGGTTCTGCATCTTGAGGCTACAGGTGAATACTACCGCTGGGACGGGCCGCTCCCTAAGGACGTGCCAGAGAACTCAACGCCTGAAACTACAGGTGGCATTGGTCCAGGTGCGTGGCTGAGCGTAGGCGATGCGACTTTACGCGGTGAGGTTTTCGCACTCAATGGCGGCGTAACTCGCGGCTTCCAGACAGTGGCGGACATGAAGTCTTTTGGTGGAATTTCCCCTGGCCATACATACTCCACAGCCGGTTACTACGCTGCAGGCGACGGCGGCGGCGCGCTATACATTGCCGCGACAACCGGTACTACTCCTGATGGCTTTGGTGACCAGGTCGCTTCTAATGGCGTATTTCTGAGACTAATCAGCCAGCCTACCGATCTAAATCATGGTGTTATTATTAATGCGACATATGATCCTGTCACAGCCTGGAACAACCGCAATGCAATACAAACCATGCTACGCAATGAGCGCTGGTCTAACTTTGAGATAAAAGCTCAGGGCGTGCTATACCATTTGGGAAGCACTCATGTAGGACGTGACAACATCTCAGTTCACATAAAGAAAGGATGCAGAATAATTGGTAGGTTTAACGACCCTTCAATTCCAGATTCATTGAAGTCTCAGTCTGGCGGAATGCTTGGATTTGCTAAATTCTTCGACCCTGACAATGGTGATTTTATCCCATGGCGCGATGGAGATACACGAGTAAACGCAAGAGTATATAACGTCCATGTTATTTTAGATGGTGAAGTGTCTACCGAATACAACGCTATACACGCCAGCAAATATAATAACAACTGCATAGGGTTTTTAAAAGCAAGCAATTGCTCAGTAACTGGTAGCGGAGGTGTAGCAGGGTCTGATCATCGGGGAATAAACTTCGATGGAATAGACACTAACGCTCCTAATGGAAGTGATAACAGAGGTGGTTCGGTGAACTGCCGTATTGAGGTTGGTTATTCCGCGAATGTTATTGATAACCATTTGATGATTTTCGGAGAAAACACAAGCGTAAGTACTCATACCATAAAGGTTGGTTTTTTGGGTGCAATGCTTTCTGGTGGATATAACAGCCCTATAGGCATAAGGGTAACAAATGCCAACGTTTTTAACATAGAAATTGGCTCATTTAGTGGTGATAATGTAGTCAAGCCATCTTTAGTTGCTGCTTATGGAGTCACGCAAGTTAACGTAAAAGCTGGCTATGTGAATGGGGCTTCAAAAATTCTTTATCAAAATGAGACGCTTTATTCAGATGTAGAAGTTTCTCAAATCTATAATACCCCTATTGGGATTGAGAGGGCTGGCACTGCAACTGGCAAAATGAGATCTGCATCGTTTCATGATGTTAAGTATACCGATAACAATTTTAGTTATCCTTACTACTCGAACAATAACGTTGACGGGTTCTTCAGATTGAAGATTAATGATAACTTCTTTGGTAATGCATCATCATCCTTTGCTTATTATGGCAACAGAGTTCCAGCGGGGATGCCAACGAAAATGGACATCAGAGATAACATATCGCCAGGATCAATGACCGTTGTAGAGTTTAACCAACTACCTCAAAGTCAGAGCGCGAACCTGATAACTGCCGGGGCTACGTCTGCTGTAATTAATTACAAGAGCCCTGACTGGAACTACAGCAAGATGACCGTTATAGCTCAGTCTAGCGGAGTTTATGGAGCGTGTGAGATTGACATAAGGACAAGGACAGTAACCAGCCAGAACGTAGCCTATAGCGCCGGAGCTATCACTGTGAACACGGCGCTTTCTGGAAACAACATTACCATAACGTTAAGTGCTGGCGCCGCTCTTGCAGTTGTGACAATGCATAACTAAAAGTTAGGCCCCATTGGGGCCTTTTTTCATCAAATAAAATCACATTATTCTGCTAATAAATTTTCTGTTTTCAACGAACCTAGACGAATAACTGGCAAACAAAAGTGCAGAGGTTATTGCAATAAACCCAATAAGTATTGATATGATTAAATCATCCTTCACCTTTAACTCAAACATCCCAAGGAAAAAATAAAGGATAGGGTAGTGTGTAATATACAGCGTGTAAGAGTATTTTGATGTATTATTCAGGATTGAAATTCTATTGTCATATATAATTAAAAACACATAAATGAACGCAGTAAAGAAAAGGCCAAAAGAGGCGTTGTAATATGCCAAGATTACCTCTTTTCCTGCAAATAATGAACCCACCTTTAGTGAAACGCAAGCAAGTGCCAGCAAAATAGATAGCGCCAATACTTTATACTTGCCTTTGGCTGCAGGGATGTAAGAAACAATTAAACCAGAAAACCAAACAAAAGAATATATGAAAAATTCAAGCTTAAACATTGATATACATATAAAAATAGTAATTGCAGTAATGGCCGTTAATGGTTTTTTTGTGAATAGCAACCCAGCTATGGCATAGTACCAAACCTCAAGCGGGAGACTCCATAGCGGTTGGTTGAATTGTATTATCGGCGTGGATATACCATTAGTAAACGTTAGTGCAGACAGTATCTGTGCAGGAGTGTAATCAAATTTTCCATGCATAGTACTATTTCCAGATGAAGATAGCAGAGAATTCGTCGCCTCGAACACGTACGGTGAAATGTAGTTCAATACAATTATTAAAGCTATAGACAGGATTAATGGTGGATAGATTCTCTTAAATCTACTGGCTGCATAAATTGAGAGCTTGAAGCGGTCATTTTTAGATGAGTTACTCTGTATGGATTTTCCAATAAGAAAACCAGACATCGAGAAAAAAACCATTACACTCGATTGCGCTGCAAAAATTATATAGATAAATGCATCAGGGTAGAACCTGACGATAAAAAACTGCACAACATGGGCTATAGCGACAGTTATTGCCGCAATACCCCTCATTGACTCAAGTGATACGTGTTGATTTTCTGTTAGGCTGTTCATCAAGGTCCTGCAAGACGGTGTATGTAACTGAAAACAATATTAATAAGAATAGTACCAGTTATGGGTTATCAAAACACTACTTGATCGATGCCATATACCTGCTTTACTGTATATGTATACAGTTAAATGTGAGGTTGCCATGCCACGCACAGCAGACATGCGCACCGCCTTAGTTGCGGTAGCAGAGCCATTCACTCCTCCTTCTGCAAGCATTGTTGAAACGCTGGAAGGTTATGATGTCATTGAGAAAGGTGAGCAATTTGAGCGCGGAAATACATTGCTCATCTGGTTTTGCGGCCGCCAGCAGCATGCGTATTGGGCTGGTGACGCTCTCATTACCGACGATGGAGAGGCCATAGAAGGTGATGCGCTTGATGACGTTCGCTTTGTTGGTGTGGTAACTCATACCATTAGCCCGGTATGGGTTGATGATAATCCGGTGATGTGATGTTTGCCCTGGTAGATGTGAACTCGTTTTATGCAAGTTGCGAGACGGTATTCAGGCCGGATTTGTCGGGAAGGCCGGTTGTCGTGCTCTCGAATAATGACGGCTGCGTAATAGCAAGATCGGCCGCGGCAAAAATTCTCGGCATAAAAATGGGCGATCCGTACTTCAAGTGTAAGGATTATTTCCGACAGCAGGGGGTGGTATGCTTCAGCTCCAATTACGAACTCTACGCCGACATGAGCAACCGGGTGATGACCACGCTGGAAGAAATGAGCCCTCGCGTCGAAATTTACTCAATCGACGAGGCCTTTTGTGATCTTACTGGAGTGCGAAACTGTCGCGTTCTTGAAGAGTTTGGGCGCGAATTGAAGGATGCCGTTTATCGCAACACAGGTCTAGCGGTTGGTGTTGGTATAGCTCAGACGAAGACGCTGGCCAAGCTCGCCAATCACGCGGCAAAGACGTGGAAAGCGACCGGTGGTGTAGTGGACCTGTCTAACGTCGATCGCCAGCGAAAGCTCATGGCGTTGCTTCCAGTCGACGAGGTGTGGGGTGTTGGCCGGCGCATCAGTAAAAAACTCGAGGCGATGGGTATCAAGACTGCGCTTGACCTCGCTGATACTCATATCGCAGTGATCCGCAAACACTTCAATGTCGTGCTTGAGAGGACGGTCCGGGAGTTACGTGGAGAGTCGTGTCTCGAGCTTGAGGAATTTGCTCCGGTAAAGCAGGAGATTGTCTGCAGCAGGTCTTTCGGTGAGCGCATTACCGATTATGACCAGATGAGGCAGGCTATCTGCAGTTATGCTGCCCGCGGCGCTGAGAAATTGCGTGGTGAGCATCAGTATTGCCGGTACATTTCCACGTTTGTGAAGACGTCACCTTTTGCCCTGAACGAACAATATTACGGCAACAGTGCATCGGTTAAGCTGCTAACCCCCACGCAGGATAGCAGAGACATTATCAACGCTGCCACACGTTGCCTGGACGCAATCTGGAAGGAAGGTCACCGGTACCAGAAAGCCGGAATTATGCTCGGTGACTTCTTCAGTCAGGGTGTTGCTCAACTAAACCTGTTTGATGAAAACGCACCGCGCAACGACAGCGCACCACTGATGAACATACTGGACCGCCTTAATGCCAAAGGTGGAAAAGGCACACTGTACTTTGCCGGGCAGGGCATACAGCAGCAATGGCAGATGAAGCGAGAAATGCTATCGCCGCGGTATACGACAAGATATTCGGATCTTCTCGTTGTTAAGTGACCGGTTCGATTAACTCCGGCCCCTGATTCTTCACATTCCCAACGGCACGCGACACGGCGTGCCAGATAAACTTTTCTGCTGGCACAGAGCCGTCGGCGATAATCTCTTCCGCTTCTTTCCCGCCAACCTCCTGACGCATCCATTCCCGGGCTGCTTCTGGCGACAGAACCAGTGGCCGGCGGTCGTGAATGTCGACCAGGCCTTTATCAGCTGCAGATGTCACAATCAAAAATCCTTCTGCTTCGTCACCGCATTCGAATGGTGTGCTGCCGATCGCCGCCATAAAAATCGGCTGGCCGTCAGCGCGGTGAATGAAGTATGGCTGTTTCTTGTCTCCTTCCTTCTTCCATTCGAACCATCCATCAGCGAAGCAGATCGCCCGGCCATGCTGCCACAGAGACTTAAACATTCTGCTGGTGGCTGCCGTCTCTACGCGCGCGTTAATCAGTGGCGGTTTATCCCACCACCCGGGCGCGTAGCCCCAGAAAACAGGATCGAGATGCATCTGCTCGTCGCGTTCGCTCAACAGCAGGACTTTGGTACCGGGCGCCACGTTGTAACGTCCAATCGGTTCCGGGTCATATGCGATGTCGCGATCGCCTTCGTCGGCCAGGTAAGCCAGATATTCTTCACGGGTTTGGGCTTGTGCAAATCGTCCACACATAGAAACCTCCAGCCAAATGTCAGACTGAAAGTATAGGGCAGGGAGGAAAAGAGGGGGCAGTGGGGCATGGGTGGGACACAAAACAGCACTCGCTCTAAGGTGAACTTAGACGACTAATGTTTTCGACGACTCTAACCATCTGTTATTTAGTGCGCTCTTGGACGATCTTTGTCGTTTATGAAAAATGTATGCTCATGTGATGGGGATGCAGGTTTAAGCCCCGTCGATCTTCGCTGGCAGCCCAAGCGCTTTAATGCCACAATATTTTTTTCTTCGAATGCAGGAAAGATGATGAAAAAAATAGCAATTGCTGGCGCGCTGCTGGCACTGACCGGGTGCGTTCAGGTGGATAACTATCAGGAAGTGATCAAACACCCCGTCCCGGCGCATCTGGCAGGGTACTGGCAGTCAAAAGGGCCGCAGAGCAAAATGGTGAGTCCAGAGGCGATTGCCACGCTGGTGGTGACGGAGGAGGGCGATACGCTGGACTGCCGTCAATGGCAGCGCGTGATCGCTGTACCGGGTAAAATCATGCTGCGTTCAGACAGTTATTATAACGTCACCCGCAAGCTGGATATTTATCCGCTGGAGCGCGATGGCTCTGTTCTTGAGTATGATGGTATGGAGCTACAGAAGGTCGATCGCCCGACGGTAGAGTGCGCAGATTATCTGAGCAAAAATCCGCTTGAGAGTAAACTTCCGTAG